CCGTACAGGTCGGCATCGCGCAGGTTGGAGCCGCGCAGGTTGGCACCGCGCAGGTCGGCACAGCACAGGTCGGCACCGCGCAGGTCGGCACCGTACAGGTTGGCACCGCGCAGGTTGGAGCCGCGCAGGTTGGCACCGCGCAGGTCGGCACAGCACAGGTTGGCACCGTACAGGTTGGCACCGCGCAGGTCGGCATCGCGCAGGTCGGCATCGTACAGGTTGGCATCGCTCAGGTCAGCACCGCGCCTAATAGCGTCCAAAACCGTTTCGGTGATTGTGTTTCCCTCTTTCGTGTATTCAAATACGACCGAGCCAGTCCAACGGTTGCGGATTTCGATTTTAATCTGTTTCGTTGATTCCATTGTGGTAAATTTGGTTAGTCTATTTGCCATTCAAGCGTCCATTCCGGAGATGAAGACCTACCGGATATGTCCATTCGTATCTCGTTGAATATGATTCCGTCAGTAGTATTACCCAGAGCGTCCCACGTCGTAAACGGCTTCGACACGCAGGCGATTCTTCCCGGGGTGCATACTTTCCGGTATCCGTTGAACACGATGACGAATACCTTCTTCTCCGCAAACGTACTTTCCGAGCCGAAGGGAGCAGTAGCGAACATAAATCCGAACACCGTAACATAAGACGTCTTGTAATCCGCCGGATTGTCATTGAACGTTGTGTCTGCGATACAATTAGCGCACAGTATCCTGAACCTCTCCTGTGAGGTAGAACCACTGTGGTCAGGTCGCCAACCTCCGTAGTTAAGAGCTATCGCCAACAGTGACCCGAGGTTCATATCCGAGGCGTCAGGTCTTTTATAACCCGAATACGGAGTAGTGACACTACTTATCGGAGCGACAGCCCACACGTCGCTCCAATCGATGTTTTCCGGGACACTGATCGTTACCGCAGTGCCGAACTTGGACAGATTAGAACGTATTTGCGCCTCCGTGTATCCCATGAACTCATCCCACGGCATGAATACCGTATTCAACGAAGCGCCGTAGAAGTTTATCTTGGGCTTGGTTAGTGTCGTCATATCGAATATGATGACGTACTTTACCCCGTCCTTCGTCTTACTTTTCAGAGCGACACCGAAGGAGTATCCAGTCTCGAAGACCCCAAGCTTGTTAGACATATCAAAGAACCGCGCCCTTCCGGCGAGTACCGCCGAAGACAGATACTTCAACAAGTTCTGCGTAGTCGACGCATCGAACGCCATGTTGGAGTCCGTCGGAACCGGTACCTCGGAGGACACATCCTGATTCAGAAACAATCGTGCTATCTGATTCAGGGAAACTTTTTCAGTGTCCGAGACCTGTAACGTTTCGTCACCGGTTAACGATTCAGAGAGAGAGAGAGTCGATGTCTACGAATTGTGGCATAGTCGTTATCTTTTGGTTAGACTTACACCGTAAAGATAGTCATTATTTGTTCTCTATCTACTGTGGTAGATATAATCTCCGTCACTTCCCAGCGGAAACACCAGTGCGTAGGGACTTAGAGTATTCGGTTTTCTATGTTCGTCACCCTCGTAATAGTACGTCACACCGAACATATCCGCCGAGGCACAAACATACACAGCGAACCCGCTACTCGTCTTGAACCGTTCACCGCTCCGCAAATCCATCGCGAATACCGCAGCGTAGGTTTGTCGTCCTCCCGATGATCTCATAGCTATCGATTCTCGTTGATGTAGTATTTCTCGACCACGGGATAATGCTCCCCGTCGTGAAAGTCTTCAACTACTTTACCGAACACGGTACCGTCCCGGAATTTGAATTCCGTAGTGTGTGGGTACCAGTGTCCCGGTTCCTTCGTCTCGGGGCGTACCAGTACGTCGAGTTTGCCCTCATTGATGATCCCAAAGAATTCATCCTTCGTTACTTCCTTCATGGTTGTATAGTTCATTGAATTTTCGGCGCAGTTTACCGGCGCTTCTTCTATTTACTTCGATCATGGCTGCCAGTGCACGTGCGGACATATCCGTCTTGACGGACAACACATACATCGCCATGAATATCTTCCGCAGCGGCAGACGTATACCGGAATAGACTGTCCCGGTCAATATCCTGAACAGTTTTCGGCATTCAGCGCATCGGAACTGCCCGTTCGTATACCGATAGACTTTTCGGTCATTCCCGCAGTAGGGGCACTTCACCTTCCCCTTCCACACTTCGTCGATAAGATACTTTCGGCAGGCTCTTTCATTGGGGAAGCGCCTTCGGAATTTTTCCAGAATTTCGTTCTTCATAACGGGGTCGGTTAAAAATACGGGAACTTAGCCGCACCGTATAAACCCGTAACACCCGATGACATGAAGACCCCGATTCTGTTGTGCGGACGAGAACCGGCAGAAGTTTTTGTATGTGCAGCTACACATGCAAATATAGCGACGATAACACAGAATCGCAAATGATCCAGTACCAGCTTCGCTTCTCACGGAATGTAATCGACCGCGTTTTCGACCGGAACAGACCGAGCGAGTACAGTAGGTTCTTCGCTCTCCACTCACGTACCAGCGACTTCTCCGTTCGTGTCCATACCGCATTGAACGGCAGGGAACCCTCTCGAAGCGCCTCTATGATACGGTGCATATCGTGCGCGCTCGTTATCTGATAGGAATCCATAATTTCACACCGCAGCTGTCCCAGATCGGCGAACAGTACGTTCTCGGCCCATGCAAGGCAAACTTTTCCATTACAATCTGTCGTATGTTTTAGGGTTGCTCTTATAGGATTCGGAGAAATTGATTAGCAGCTCCCCGTGTTGGCTTGAACCCATTACAGGTGTCATGAAATTGTCCCCGTAGATAAGACGGAGCGCTTCCTGATACAATCCCGGAACCGGACACATCATGTTTTCGAACGGAAGGTACTCCACCATCTCGTAATGATCCTTGCGTTTCACGCTGTTCTTATTCCCGGGAAAGGCAAGAGTAGCCGCCACCGATGTTCTATCGTATTTGTACGTTTTTCGGAGCGTTTCGTATGTCTGTTTGAGATAGTCTATACGACCGCGCTCATGATAGTCGTCCCGAGAGAACTTCCACCAGCGGTTCATGAGCATTTTCATCTCTATCTGGATAAGAGATAGCTGGTACAGAAACCGATCCTGTTCCTTAGCATCCTCCGGTACGTTGTCCAGCGGGAAAATATCGATGAAGATACCCTGATTGAACGGGAAATGCGCCTCTGCGTCACCACGCAGAATGCACGTAGTATCGGTCTTCCTGAGTTTCGCGTGGCAATAGATCGACCGATCCGTCTCGTTCGTTTGCAGGAACAACGGTTCCGGTAATTCCGACAGGCACACCTTTATAAACTCGTCGTAGTCCTCTCTGAACATAACCACGTCTATATCGTCGTCCCACGGAATGAAACCGGCATGCCTTACGGCACCGAGCAGACTGCCGCCATCCAGAAACCACCGTATAGCGTGTTTCTTGCATATCCGTGCGAGGTTGTGCAGCAGTTCAAGCTCCGTAGCCCACAGTTTTTTTCGGTTCTCCGATACAAAGAACCCATGTCGTATCTCCCCTTCGAAGTAATTCGCGGGAAACGTTAACTTCTCCATGTTATTCATGTGTAAGCAATATTGCGGCCATAGACAGATCGTCCGCCGTAGTTATCTTGAAGTTTCGCACCGTGGATTCTACGAAACGCATATCGTGGTACATTGCTTCGTACACGTCCGAGGCGGTCAGATACGTCTCGAAGGTTCCGTTGCGAACGACCCTCTCGTATGCCTCGTTCAATCTCGAAAGATCGAACACCATCGGAGTTTGCAGTCTCCACAGAACCTCCCGTTCGTATACCGGTCGTATATACAGACCATCGGGTCTTCGTATCGTTTCGACCGTTTCAATGTACGGAACCACCGCGGCGCGGTTAGCGTCATTTTCGCACATTCTCGTGCATTTAATCGCGATCGACGGGGAAAACAATGGACGTACACCATCGTGCACGGCAACAACCGCAAATGTGGTTTCGTCACGAATATACCCCGCAGCATGGGATACCCCGATGTAGCGGGATTCATTCGCCGTAAGACCTCCCGGTATATAGTCTACTCTCGGATCATCCGTAAGCATGTCACGATACGTGGCAAACCCCTTAGCCGGAAGCGCTACTATTACACGGTCATACCCGATTTCGAGAAACTTCTTTATGGAGTACTCCACGATGGTACTGCCGCCTACTTTGATGAACTGTTTCGGCAGAGGGTGTCCCACACGTGTACCTTGACCGGCTGCCGTTATGACTGCGATATGCATGGCTACCGTTTCTGATAACGCCAAATACCGAATTGGGAAGCTATGCCGTGGGTCAGTGCATCGTAATAATCTTTAAACAATTGCGTATGCACGCAAGCAGGAACTTTGAGAACTTCACGATCGTTCCGAATAAAGGGTTCAGAATCGGTGACGGCCTCGTCATCTATACAGGCCATCCACAGCCATTCAGGGTCAGCGAATATAGGTGCGCAGTACACGTTCACCTTCTTTTCCTCCCGAAGCCAACGTTGAATTTGTTCCAATGTAGGAATCGGAATAATCCCGTCTGGAACACTGTCAAGCGTTTCTCTCTCGGCATACAAAACGGGAGCCTTAACGGTTACTCCCGCAGAACACGGTCTGTCGAAACCCCAGTACATCGCCATCTTGGCGAGGTCGGGCGTAGCATACGATTTGTCCATAGTGTATTTGTTGAATGTGGTGGGCCTTACAGGGTTCGAACCTGTGACCTGCTGATTATGAGTCAGCTACTCTAACCGACTGAGTTAAAGGCCCTTAAAAAGGGGGAGGGAGCATTTCACCCCTCACCTATCCCGTCATTGACGGGCAAGCACTATTCTTATACTACCCCTTGTCGAAGAAGTCTGTCGGTTCGTCTTCATACTTCCAGTGAACGTCTTTACGTATGAAAAGCAAGCTCTCCTTAGCAGGCATATTCACAGCTTATAAAACGAGACAGACTTAAATAGTCGAGCTATCGGGACTCGAACCCAAAATTTCAGAACCAAAATCTGACGTGTTACCATTACACCATAGCTCAATAAAGACCGGAGATTCGGATACCGCGGATTTCACAATAGACGGCACCCTCGAAAAATTCCCATGAATGAAAAACGCTGTAACTCAAATGCACCTGTTATCTCCGGTCAGACCAATATCTTAACTGCGAGAAGAATTCCGTTTACCAGAAGGAACGCTGCGGCACATCCTATCGCCTGTGCGTATAAGTCGTACCAGTTTATCTGTTTGCACAGAAGGTAGTTTCTGAACTGGTACCCCACGCAGAACGATATACCCACACATACGCCCCAGATGAACGACAGAACGAAAGTAGCGAGCATGCCCTCCCAGCGGTTTCCTTTCAGCAAGTCGAACCCTTTCAAAGATTCGATCCACGCATTGACCTTCTCTCTAAGATTCATAACGCATATATTTGTTCTACGATGGAATCGACGTCGACGTCTTTTCCTTGCAGAGATTTCCTAAGGATCATGGATACCTGCTTCGCGGACACTTCCCTGTCCTCTATCGTAGGGATAACCGAGAACAGCATTTTGTCCTCCTTGCAGTAGTCCTTGCTGAACCCGATTTTGACCGTCTTGGACACGTCGTGAAACCAAACGATACCTTTCGTCTCTACCCCGATCGTCGCGGGACGAATGGTAGTTTCCGTCTTGGTCTCTATGTTTCGGAGGTACAACCCTTCCCTGATTCGTATATCCATGTGTCAAAGATAGAAAATTTCGTTGAAAAATCCGAGGGTATCGGACGATTGCGGAACATTCAATAGCCGTTTGGGGGTCTTGCAGAGAATGTTAAATCGGTTCGTTTTCTTCCCCACCCTCGGATTATATGTCCTCGTTGAAGTAATCATCGGAGATGATCCCGTGCAAATGGGGAAACCGGTAGGACTTCTTCATCAATTTTCGTTCGAACTCCTTTCTCTCGGCGATGTACTCCATAACGTCGTCGATCGTCCCGAAATACCGGTATTCGGATTTGAGCACCTGCTTTATGTTCTCCCCACTGGCGTAGTCGGGGACATTCGTACACGTATTCAATTGTAGTAAGGTGTTATTTTCAGACGTATCTGACCGCTGGCATAGCAAGACTGACGCATAAGTTCCTTCTTCTTATACACCAGTAATCCGTATTGATGCGGCAAAGCCGACTGTATTACCTCCTCATGGGTACCGGTAACAGCGACCAATCGATACCCCGCGGGTTTCTGCTTCGCAGAATTTTCGGTCGAAGGCATCCGTCCGTACTTGGACAAGATACCGAATCTGGTCTTGTCGTCCATAGGTTGTTTCGTGTTGGCATTGAACAAATATAGACAAAAGCGATTTAATTTCCAAACGGCCGAAACGAAAATGGGTGCCTCCGCAAAAGAGGCACCCTTCGAAAACGGGACGATATGTTGAGGGCTTTCGCCTCCTCAGGGTCAGAACAAGAAGGTGCCTCCGTCATAGAACCAGAATTCCTCACTGCGCGTGTAGTCTCCGGTAATCTCCAAAAAGTACAGACCGTTGTCCTCGTTGGGAATATTACTGAGCACCTGAGAGGCACCAGTCTCTAAATCGGAGCTTTCGAACGTAACCGATGCGAGACGTTTCGTCTTGGCCTTGTTCCAGACACTTATCATTACCTCGCTCATTCCGGGGTGGGCCGTTACACCTATCGTAAACGAAATAGGCTCCTTCGAAGGCGTGGGCGGCGTCACACTCGCTTCCGTAACGTATTGCATATACAACGAGAACGACGTACTGTATTGCGAAGCATTGACGAGATACCCGCCGATATTTTTCTCGACGGCATGCGTACAGTTTACCGAAGCGACCCTTCCCTTGTAGCTCTGGTAAATATCGATCAATGCGTTGCAGTTTTCTAATGTTATACTCGTCGCAGCCTTCGCCGAAAGATTCAGCGAATATATGTAGGGCTGGTCATACGTGAGCGTAACCCCCACGTAATTGGTACCGTACAGACTGTTGATCCCTATACTCCAATTGTCTGTATCTCCTTCGGGGAACACCTTCGACACGGCCGAAGACGTCATTACGCCTACGTTCTGAGATATTTCGTAGATGACCGTATCTCCGTAGTTTACCTTCGTGGTACCGCTGAGCGTGTTCTTCCCGTAGTTAGCATCATCTACGTTCAATCCGCCGAGAAGCGTCTTCGTAGAGCTGCCGGATTTTTGGAGGTACACACGTATGCGGAGCACCCAATTGCACTCCGACTGAACCGTCTGTAACAACGAGATGTTTCCCTCCGAGGACAACCGCGAAGACATTTCATGCGAAGTCCAATCGGACGACACCGCTACCCTCCGTGAAGTTATCGGACTCTCGGGATCGCTCTGAACGATTGTAAAGTTCATCCCAGAAGCATTCTCGAACCGATAAGTAAGGTTCCTCGTAGCAGGTGTCGAATCAACTGTCTTGTTCTGCGCACCAAAGAAACTCGTAAGCATGTTATTTGTAGTTTGCCACGTTAACGAAAGCTCTGAACGTTATATTAGTGGTCGACGACGTGGTAGGGACGTAGTGTATCGTATACACTTTGCGACCGGACGTAGCCGTGAAGTTATCCACACCGTCGGCCTTGTACAATAGTTCTACCTGATCCGCAAACTGCACCGTCACACCGTAAGGGACGTCTATTACAGCATCCCTGAACGGGCCGTTCTTTACTTGTGCGGTCAACAGGTCGGGAACCTTTATTTTCAGCGTCCCAGAGGTCAGATTAGTCGTAAGGTTCTCTCCCGGGATAACAGTTCTGTAACCCGAGGGGAACATCGTCAGTACAGCATCGTTCGGCTTGACGTATGCCTTCGTAGCGAAATTAGAGATACCTGCCATATCGAGCATACCCGTTTCATTACCGTCGTTCTCTATACTGTTTATTATATCTTGATCGGATGAATAACCACCCACCCACTCCATGACGTACTGCTGGTCAATAAGGTAGGTGTGTATCGTGGAGCCTCCGCTGAACAGGAACACCGAGTAGTCCGACGACGACGAATCATTCGCTATGATCGCTATCTTACCGGCAGCGCATACAACGCGAAATCCTACATTCAGACCGTCAGAGGTACTTCTCAGACCGGTTCTGTAAAGAAGTCCGTTGAGAAGCTCCTGCAAATTGTTCGCTGCGTCAGGCTGCCACGTACTTGCCGTGGTTTCATCATACAGCGTAGGAGCGGCTACGTTAACCTTCTCGGCCGCCAGAGACTCTATTGGCGTAGGCTCCGAACCACCGGTACCTATACCGGCGACTTTCAACCAGTCTCCTGTCAGCACATCGTTTACATACGCATCATCCGTAGGATTGCTTTCGATATGGCGTCCCTGTTTCTGGTACAGCGTAATATACTTCCCGTTGGCAAGCTCCATGTTCACCAGCATCGTGTACGTTCTCCCGTAGTAGCTGTTATACCACGTGACTCCGTAGTAGCACTGAACCTGCGAACCGGTGCCTCCGATAACATAGGAGGCGATAAGTTGTCTGAAACAAGCGTTCGACTGGTGATACCCCGAGTTGTAGATCATCTGCTTTACGAAGGCGTCCGTCTTCAAGTCCGTTAAACTCGGAAACGCGAATTGACCCGGCAGCGTTATCGGTTTGTCGGAAGTAGCTGCTATTACGTCAGACGTATAGATAGTCCCCTGACTATTCAGCGACCACGATTTAGTCCATGTCGACAGCACATCCTGAATGAACTCGCTGTCCACCGATTTTTGCGCGGTCACATTACCGCTCTTTTGGTACATACCGACCGGAAGCGAGCTTCCTCCGACACCGAACAGTACCGTAAACGTCTTGCTCTGGCCGGAGTTGTAGAAAGCAACCCCCCAGTAAGTTTCCGACGTACTGTTCACTCCCGTCAGGAAACGGAAATTGGTATTCGTCCCGCGGAAACCCAGTGCGTACAGAATACGTTCTACGGTCGTCGTCAGTAGTGTTTCGCTCCCCTGTACCGGAGCCAAGAACTGCGTGTTGGTTCCGTAAGTCTGTTTCAAGAGAGCGTCAAAATCGAGCGTCCCTAATTTAGTCCACGCCGTACCGTTTATTATGTTCGTAACGAAGTTATCATCTATCGGAGAGTCGGTAACGTAGTTTCCTTGTCTCTGAAAGAAGGTAATCGGAACGCTATTATTCTCGAAGCCGAAGAATACGGCATACGTCCGGGTATAGTATGCATCATAAAACACTATTCCGAAATATTCTTGTTTAGGTGTGCCACCCGGAATAGTTACTGATCCACAGACAAAACGAAAGAAACTGTCTGCTCTGGAACCTGTGTTGTAAAACAGTTGTCCCAGCATAGACATGATAGTCTTTCGATTAGTGGTGTCACCCATCGCATACTGCGTCGCATACGACAAAATAGCCCCTATGGATTCACCTGAATTCATAAGAGCGTTTTTCCACACTAATTTCTGTGTGGCAGAAACCTGAATTTGTTCGTTACCGTCAGGATTTGTCTTCTCGGAAAGAGAAGCAATGTCTACAAATTTCGGCATCGTTTTTTTTTTCGGAACTCTACCTATACCATCATGCGTATACAGCTACATTCACGAATACCTCCCAGTTCGAGACCTTTCCACCCTGCAAGGCAGCGGGCGCCCAATGCAGTGTGTATACCTTCTTACCGGAGGTAGCCGTGACCGTACCTACGTCAGCGGATTTTCTTACGACTACCGAGGAATCCTTAGCCGTAAAACTTACCGTAGCATCATAATTGGCCACGATAACGGCATCCCTCATATACTCGTTATTCTGTGAGAACTCATTAGCCCCGCCCACCGATACAGCTAACGTCGAGGCGGAAGCTCTGATATTGTCACCGGCCTTGACCGTAAGCGACGACACGCTGGTCAGTTGATCGAACGGAGTAACCCCGAGAAGTTCGGAAATTCTTATCGGGCAACTCTCCCATGCAGCGTTGTTGAGCAATGCGTTATCCGTGGGATTGTTCGCAAGAAGATTTCCCGAGGCGTAGAACATGCGGATGAACCCATAACCGAATTCCCATTTAAGGGATTCCTCATCGGCGGGCATGTAGCTCACGATAGTAATACCGGAACCACCCGTAGTCTGCGTAATAACGCGGAACGGTGCCGACAGAGCGTCTTCATTGACACTGCGGATACCCGCAGCATACGCAAGTATCGACAACGCCTGTTCTACACTCATCGACGTAGGGTTCCATCCTACATAAGTGGATGGGGCATCGAGAGGACTTCCAGAACTTCCGGCCACTATCTGTTCGGCAGTGGAACCACCTCCTTCGGAGCTTACTTTGAACATCCGCGTCCATTTACCGGATTCGGTTATCTCAGTAATGAATGTGTTATCCGTAATATCGGCCTGAATAGCAGACGCTTCCTGTCCTCCTTCGTAGATAGCGAACGGGAATGTATTTCCAGAATCGGCACCGATACCATAGTCCGCGAACAACACGGCGACCTTTACCGCATTTACTCTGTCCCAGAATACAACACCGAACACCGAGGCATCCCCGTTGTCACCATGCAGAAAACGGAACGTATCCTGTTCCGAATCGGAAAGCTCTCTGATACCGCACGCATACGCAAGAGCCGTGAGCCACGCTTGAACTTTACCCGTGGTACCCAGTGCGGGGAACGTCTGACGATCCTTGTCAGGCACAGACATTTGAAGGTTCTCCCCCAGCTGTTCGAGGAGTTTCACCAGTTTAGCCTTCTGGGTACCGGATACCTGAACCTCCTCGGAACCATCCAAAGAAGACTTCTCTATGAATACGTTTATGTCCCTGAATTGCGGCATACGTCTTACGATTTAGGAAAACCTGCCTTCGTATCGGAGAACATCGAAACGACCGTATCCCCATAGTACGCAATGACGAGATTATCCGTTTTTTGAATGACTGTCAATGTTTTTGTAACCTTAGGGCTACCACCGACAGTGGAGAATATAGCCTGTGCACTTCGTTGCTCTCCCGTGTAGTTGGGATCGGACGTAACCTTGACCGAAGCCCTCCCCGGAAGCGTCGAATCGTCCCACGTCACGTAGAACTTATCCGTGGTTCCGTCACCCCAGTTTTTAGAAAACGTCCGTGAAGCCATATCCCCAAATAGTACCCATACGGGGAATCACCCCCGTATGGATTGTGTGAACGATTCTTCGATCGATTACGAAACAGTGAACGTGGTGTTCGTAGTGACTTGCAGAGTCTCTTCCGAACCATCCTGCTCGACTTCGACAACCTCCGCACTGAGTTCCAGATACGGTTCTCCCGCAGTCTGATTAAGCGTAATGGTAGCCGATTGCGAACCCGCAGCAGTGACGGTTATCTGCTGAGTACGTGCCTCGATAGTAGTATTCTCAGAGGCACTGAGAGTAAGCGTAAACACGTACTTAGCACTGGCGCCCGGGTCTCCGGGAATAGCCGTACCGGACGTAGCCTCGGCACCATTGGCCTGATACTTTATAGTAGAAATGTCGGCCGCAATGATGCTTCCCGACCCCTTCGAGAAGGCGAGCTTCGTTGAGTTGGACAAACCGGTGATAGTCACAGTTCCACCGGTCTTGTCAACCGACATCGACGCACCATTATCGAATGATACGAACTCCGCCGCCGCTTTAAGACGGCCTATAAAAGTCTTGTTCGGAGTAACACCCGGAGCCGTAACCGTGAACGTAGAATCCTGTGCGACACGGTTTCCAATATTAGCGGTCTTAGCCTTCACCCGTAAGGTGGTGTCACCCGACCCGCTACCGGGACTTACTATAATAAGACCTTTTGTTACGTCTGCCATAACAGTTAATTATTATTATTATTATTATTATTATACGACTTCAAATGTCGTATTCGTCATAACTTTATTCGTGTCCTCGTAGTCGTTGTATTCGGTGAGCCAAACGATTTCCTTCTCAATATTCAGGTAAAGCGTTATAAGTTCCCAAATGACCTCCCCATTGAAAATAACCCTCTGGACGTGTCGTTCGAAACCCTCTACTGGCCAAAGAACCTCCCCGTTGAGAGTTATCTTCTTGATTCGGTCGAGAGGTATCGTTTTCCCATTGAGCGTTATTTGTTGTATTCTCCGATCATTCGCCATTTGTCTGAGCAACCTCGATGTACATAACGTCATCGTTCTGCATGGGTGCCTCACTGTCAAACAGCACTTCTACACCCCTGATGGACTTCGATTTAACGAATTGTTTATCAAGCTCTTTAAGGGAATCCGAAGATGCGATTCCGAGCTGTTCAAGAGAAAGATCGCCTTTGATCTGAATCCCGCCGATAGAGGGCAGATCGTTAAGGTCGTTGTAGCTTACTATGTTCCCTCCTAAGTCAAGAAGTGGTAACTCCGAGAACTTATGCACGCCATCACCCACTTTCATGTGAGTATACAACGTCGCATTCTCTGCATCGACAGAGACCAGCGCAGGTTCCCGGAGACCCAGAACCGGATCGAATTCGAGAAACCGATCTATCGTGTCACCACGTAATTGAATAAAAGAGGCCATCTAAAACGAATAAAGGGAGAGAGCACTCTCGTACTCCCTCCCGATTTGTTATGCGCCAGCGTTCACAGCCACCCAATCGGCGACAGCCTTGTCCTCCGCCATACGGACGTAGAACTTCTTGCCACTGACGTCGGTATATTGCGATCCGACGGGAAAATCCTTAACGTTCACGATCAGCTCATCGGTAACGTCAGCAGGTGCTCCTTCACCGGAAGCCACGGAGTAAAACCGTGTTTTGTCCGCCGGATTCAGAATAACCAGATTCTTGATTGCAGCCATAGCTTAAAATTTTAGATTCGACATCTATTACCCAGTCATTGCAAATATAAATGTAGATTCTAAATATTGCAAATTTCTGGATAAATTATCTTCTACGTGTCGGTTTACCGGAGATTCAGCTCCGAAACATCCAAAGTACGTGTCGTGGATTCAGAACCGGTTACGACTGTCAGCTTGATCGACTTCGTTCCTTCGGCAATACGAACGATCAGAGGCAGTCCTTTCCCTTCGGGCGGGAACGTTTTTTCGCTCTTGGAGTCCACTTGGACTTTCACCGACTGCGTTTTCAGCACGTCGGCCACCTGAGACAACGGAATGTACAGAAACAGGTAGTGCCCCGACTGTTCCGCCTTCACCGTCTCGTTGAACTTCACGAACTTGGCAACGTATTTAAGGTTGCCGGTAACTTTGTCGTCAGCCCCGATCTCAATATGATCCTGCAAGTCGACGGCACGTTTCCCGAGGTACGACGTATTTTCCGCCATCGCGAATACGGCGCACTTCGTGGGTTTGGAACCCGCAAGCCGAACCCAGTCGGATGCCTTACCTTCAACGGCAACCTTCTGGTAGAATCCCTTGTTGAGTTTGTCGAGATAAGTACTTCCCGGAAGGGTCTTAATCGACATCATGTTAGCGAAGTTAGTTACCTCGCCTTCATCGCAGCCTACGAGATACATAAGTGTCTTGTCGGCCTCGTTCAGAACCAAAGCGTTCTCTTTCATCAGTCTGATAAATTTAAGGTTTTACAGTTCTTTGGGAACGGCAAGCGTCCTTACCGCTTCCGGGTACTCATCATAGAGCACCATCATCTTATGAACCTGCATATTGAGGTTCAAAGGTAATCTGTCGCGCAAAATACGATTAGCCAATTCTACATATCCTATTTTCGCTCCCCAAAACAGGCCGGCAACAAGATTCACTTTTCCTTTCATCCGTTCGCAGATGATCTTCATATCCTCGTAGTCCGCATCGTCATACAGTACGAACTTGATGTAGTCTCTCTTGCGAAGGTAATAAAAATTTTCGTGACAGAAACTCTTAACACCTGCACTCGGTGCTTTATAGTCCATCACGAAACTTATATTCTCCACATGTCTGTACGGTTCGATAGACAGTGTACCGTTCGTCTCGACCACTACGGCGAAGCCATTCTTGCTCAGAGCCGACAGAAGCTCTATCGGTTTTTGCAGCAGTGGTTCACCGCCCGTAAGACATATCGTCCGTATGTTATACTCCCTGAGGCGTTCAATGATCTCCTTCGTAGTCATATCTGTACCACACGTACCGCACAGTGCCTCCGGCGTATCGCACGTCACACCGAGCGTACTCTCGTAGCACCGTATGTTGCATCCGCTGAACCGAACGAACACACAGCGTTGCCCGATCCCGAAACAGTTCTGTTCCCCCATGAATGCGGGGTAAATCGTGTTCACTCTATACATCTTAGATACAAGTTATAAGTTCTCCGGCGGTCAAATACGGTTTTAATACGTTTAAGTATCTCTCGTGCAGTCGCAGAAAGTAACCGCAGGCGCACACAATGGCTTCACGATACGGATACTTGCTACCGTAGCTAAGTCTTACTTCGAGTTCGTCGAGTCTCTCGGACGACGGTCGGGAAAGCATGTCTATGACCTTAGCGCGATCACGTCCGAAAACGATACTGCTGCGCACCTCGAAATAGTACGGCTGATTCCGGTAATAGTCGAGAAGTTCCGTATATAGAATCAACCGAACATCCTCCGGCAGGGAACTTCCCATCTCCAAAGACTTCCTGATATGATTGCGTTCGGTACGGAGTGTGCGGGACTTGAACGCCGCATCTTCGATAGTCCGTACCGAACCCCGGTACTCTATCGAGCTTCCCACTAATGATTTCAGTAACGCTTCCATAGTTATTTCTTTGATTCGAGTATTCGGTTTATCTTTCGGATTCTGCGCGTAAGCAAACCGTATTTCCGTGCAGGCAGAATATCGCGTCCCTGCAAACCGTCTTGCAGATCGGTTACGAGTTTCTCCCTCTCTTTTAGGAGTCTCTCGTAAGACCATCCCGGTTTCGGAGCGTTCGGGTAGTCATCGTGTTTCCAAAAACCGTCGACGTACACGAACTTCTTCCCGTTAACGGTCTTGTGCGTAGAACCCTTTCGGTAGTGTCGTCGCACAGCCGATACTTTGTTACGCCCCTTGCGCAGATGTTTACTTACTGTCGTCATTCACTCTCGGAACTTTACGAGGAACCCGTTTGGTCTCCTCTATGATCTCAGCAACGGGTATCTCTCCGTGTTTAACGACTTCGGCGGGTATCTCCTTCGGAGCTTCCGAAGCGGGAAGCGTACTTCCGCCACCGCCGAACAGTTTGGCGAGTATACCGCCCCCGGCACTACCACCGGCCGAACCGGTAGCCTCTATATTAACCGACAGACGCTCCCTGTTAAGGTCGAGTCTGTTCAGAATATAACCGGACAAACGATCCATCTCGTTGGATAGGAACTGATCCGGTACACCGCCATCGACTTTTTCGAACACGCTCGCACGTTTTACCCGTTCGTACTGAATCGTCACGAGGAATTCGTAGAACGCTTCCGGCGTAGCGGGTTTCTCACTTCCCCAGTCGATTCCGCACTCGTACCCGGGTTTGCACAACGGGCACTTCTCCGACATATAGCAATTGTCGCAGCGAATACCGATACCGACCAGATCGCCCGTAGAAACCTTGTCACGGGAAATGACCTTCACTACCTCGAATTCAGGAGACCATATATCCATAGGATTCTCCCGTATGTGGTCGAAGTAGAATTTTCGGCATTCTCTGAGATCGGCCATCTCTTGAAGACACCCGACGCAGGTCGGGCAATCCCCCCGCAGGAAAAACGAACACAGACACTCTTTGAGTTTCTCCTCATCGTTACCGGCTTCCCGGATTTTATCGATTCGTGCCCTTACTACATCCTCGCTCATAACTACTTGTAATGTGCTACCGTCCTGTTGTGCAATTTGAGGTTGGCCATTTTAAGGAATTCTTTTCGGAAACCCATCCAACCCAGTAGATTCATTCGGTTAACCGGTTTTCGTTTCTCCTCACCAAGAACGTCATCCAAAGATACACCTATTTTTTTATATTTCAAAGCGCGCAGCTTTCTTATATGTTTATGCTTGTAGTCGATCGTTCTGAAATTCTTACCGTCGTAATCATAGGTAGTGCCGTATCGAACACCTCCCAACCATGTTGTGCTGTCGACACTGAAAAAAGGATTGTGTTTCAGTATGTTAAGTTCCGTCCATGCGAAACCGTGCACGCGCACGTTATGCTCCTTCGCCGCTTGGTAGAATTTAGCGGCGTAGTCTTTGTGTGTTTGGTTTACTCCAACATATCGGTATCGTTTGCAGTACTCCCTGAAATGTTTGATCGCGTGGGGGTCTCCCTCGTCCTCATGGGCGACGTATACTATTTGCAAACCTTCCTTTTCGAGAGGTTCGAAATATTCCTCGTTCCACCGGCGTACTACATCCCTGCCGACCAGTTTATCCAGATCGAGGTTGGCGGCACAGAATATCTTATCCTTGTGCGCACGTAACCAGTCGACGTACTCCGTAAGATAGGGAATCCAGTACTTTTCAGAAGTCATCTCCGAAATATCAGCACCTACACCACCCATGAAGGAGAATGCTCCCGAGTCTGTCATGAACAATCCGCCGCATTTTTGCAGTTCATCGAGAACTTTCTCGTAGTACGGCAAACTTTTCCGCATGTAATAGTACGACACGAGAATCTCATGGATTCCGAAATCGAGCAATTGCTCCGTATCACCCGTGGACGAAGCGGAGAAAAACAATACCGCCTTGTTATTCTCAGCGGAGTAGTCGCTTAGCCTTTTGGAGATCGGCATAATATCTCTTGGAATAGTTTCCCCCGTCGTATTCTCTGGTCTCTTTCATAAGATCGGCTATTCGATCCGCAGTTATGGGAGTGTCGAACAGCTCCGGTGAGTATATTCCGTTATTGATAAGCGCTACGGCGCGATTCACACACGGACGACACACACCGCAACCGATGACGCTCTCGGAATCATAGCAGGAACGAATACCGCGAATCCAATCGACAGGCATACCCTGTTTCAGACACTCCGCCACCATCTCCGTTTTGGTCAGGTGTTTGTACGGGGCCGAGAAACTGAAATTCGTAGTCTCCCACCCCATATCTCCGATGCAGTGTTTATTCAGGTGGCGAAACAACGTCGTAAGTCTTCGGATGAACGTATCGTCTTTGTCCGGTGCATCATCTGCTTCATTGAAACCGAAGTACACATGTTGCCCGTACTGCATCGCGAGACCGGCCAAAAACATGTTCCGATACGGCAGATACTTGTTATCACGTTCGTACTCTCCGAGCGGAAAATGAATAACACGCATCCTGTGCGTATAGTGGTCAGGAAGTCGAAGGAGGGCTTCTACCTCACGGTCGGAATATGACGTCCGCATATCCACATACAGAAGAATGTCCGGTTTTATCAGCCACTCCTGCAACATGGAATCGAAGCCACCGGAAAACAACAGTACTTTCTTCTCCATAAATTCAGTGTGTTACGATCAGTCTTTGAAAAACGATACCCCTACAACATAGCGTGCAGGGGTATCTTGGTGTCGCCCGTCTCGAATTACGACTTCGAAGCGGTGCTGGCAGCGGCACGGCCGCCACCGGCTGCTGCCCGACGACCACCACGAGCGGGTGCCGGAGCGGGAGTTGCTGCTCTACGTGACATAGTTGAAAGCTATTTTACGTTCGGCGTATTATTTTGTAAAGCGATTAGCCGTAATAACCGCTACTGCAAATGTAGTTAAAAAATGATTATCTCCAAAAAACTTTCTCAGTTTTTGATGAAGATGATCTTCAACTCGATCGCAGTGAAATCCTCTACCGTCTGAAACGACGGTTGCAGTGCAAGGGTTACACCCTGTTTGATGAAATACTTGTTGGCCAGAATACAGGCTTTCGTAGCTTGATTAAGGGCACCTGCACCGATAACACGGATTATGATCCTCGATTCGGAATTTACCTGTCGGACGGAAAATATACTTCCGGCCAGTTTGTTGGCATCCGTGGACGATTTACACCTCAGAGTTACCGTCTTTGTTTCAATATCGATCTCCATAATTGATACCGTAAAGCCTTCGACCAAATAACCTTGAACGTTACAAATATAGTCAGAAAATCGTTTCCGAAAAATTATTCCGCATCTTTTATACTTCGCATGCGTATTTCGACGATCTCCTCCAAATCGCACGGACGCATTACCAGCAGGTACCCCCGTTCGTTCTTCTGTTTTATTGCAACGATCGGAAGTTTGTTTTCGGCCTTCGCCTTGAATGCGGTATCCCGGAACAAGGTACACAACGACGACTTCTGGCGTACTTTGCACTCTATGTACAGCTCAGGATGCAGTGAATCGCTGTTCGTACCGTGTCCACTGTTGCTACCGGATAAAGGAACGCGCCGAGTTCCAAAGAAACTTGCAACCCGGCGTTCGAATTCCTTCCACGTATTTTTAGACGTCGGATGTTTTACGACGATACCGTTGCTTCGTACCTGCTCCTTAGGCGGTCGTTTTCGATGTAGTACTTCTTTAAGAATGGGCATGGTCTCATATTTGATGGTCTTCGACAAATATAACCCATTTCCCTCAAAGATGCAAACCGATTATTCGAACCACCTTCTGCGCATAAGCGGCTCCGTACTTCGCAGCGTGTAGGAGCTTATCGATTTCCCGTCGATGATAACGAAACCACCGTACACCGCGTCTGCATACCGGCACAGAGCCTCTATCTGTTCATCGGTGACAGGCACGATCGGGTCTGTGCGATAACCGCCGTACATAACAGTGTTCTTCTCCGTCTTCACCCATCCGAGAACTTCGAGAAGTCTGTCAACCGAAGTAACACCGTCGGGGAACTCCGAAGGGAGCACCCCATTCTCGATAAGTGCATTCGCTATGGTTATATGGAGCAGATTCGCTTTCGTACCGCGCAATCCGTAGAACTCTCCTTTCGGAGAAAGCCATCCGGCGTCGTAGTCTCCCGTTATATCGACGGGTTCTATCTTGATAGTCCGGTTCATGAGTTCCGAGGAGATGTAACGATCCAATTCATAATCCACTTTGGGGGGTACGGCCATGTTGCAGTGATTCGACTTCCAAGAGTAGTCTTGAAAACTCCTCACAATTACACCACGGTCTTAATTGAAACATCTCCGGGTACGCCTGTATCGTTTTGTCCCACAGAACACCGAATTCGAAGTACTTTTTAAGAAACATGTGTAGTTGCTTCTGAACCGACCTGAGCCACTTTACTTCGTCGAATTCTTTGAGTACTCCGTAGGCAGGATAACCGGCCAACATCGACCACGCCTGCAAAAGCGTTATCTGTATCGTCTGCTTAGAAAAGTCGTCTCGATACGTGGTGGCAGTCTTCCACCATGTTTCGCATGAATCCTCCAACGACGATCTCTCGGAGCGCAACCAGTCGAATAGAGAGAATTTGCGATCCTTCGATGCAGCCACGATCGTAAGACTTCCGTCAGATGTAACAGAGAGATCGCACTCGCCACTGAGAATGTGCAACGCTTGATCTCTACTCATCCCAGAGAGGGAATCGGTCAAAATCTTAACGGCGGCATCAAGATCGTACTCCGTCATGATCTTCTCGCGTGCGAGAGTTGTCAGAAAATCGCCGAAACTTGCGTCGAATGAAAATGCAAGATTTTCCATAATTATCCGTTCATAACCCCTCTACGGGTGAGTTCTCTGCTGAGCATAGCCAGAACGTTACTGAAAGAATCGAGTTTTCCGGCCAAAAGATCACGATAGATACCAGCCTCATCGAGCTTCTTGGTAAGTCCGAGTTCGGTAACATGTACGTGGGCCATCGCACGTTTGTCCGTCGCGGATATGCTCCTGCGACTTTCGGCAATGAAGCGGTCGATCTCCAAATCGTACTCCGACTTCACCTGTGCGTATACCGCGCACGCTTCCAGATGGCGGTCTTCGGTGAACTCCCTCCACGCGGTATAGCGTGCGATAAGATCACCGAGATCGTCCGACGCAATATCCGCTATGCGCGTGGACATCGTAGGAAGTCCCCCCACGGGGGAAGGTACCTCCGTAAATTGTCTTCTGAACAAGTCAAGAGGGTTCATAACTCTCTCCGGCATTCGGCGTGGCATGGTTACTTCTTCTTGTAGACGTACACTCTTTGTTCGGCGTGGTCGAACACCACCCATGTATTTCTGAAAGGGAACGTGTGACGCATGTAAATATCCAACATCGGGTCGTACTTTTCATTCTTGCTCTTACCGATCTCATCCTTGTAATCACTGAGAACGAAACTAAGTTCCCAACCCAACGCATGCGGGGTATTGTACCATACGTTTTCCAGTCTCCCGTTACTGTCGAACGTACAGTAATAGGCTACCTCGATCTTGTCATACGCATTGATGCGTCGGTACACTTCTACCCCCGAGGGCATCGTATCGACGTACTCCGCACGAGCCTTGATAGCGTCGTTCGTTTTACCGACCATAAGCGCCAGTTCTACCGGTGTGAGGTCGTCCTCCTGTGCCGAGACTACCGTCACGCACAGCAATGCCGCGAGGCATAAAAGAATCTTTTTCATATTGTTTTGAGATTAGGTGTCTACAATCCGAAGCAGTGGCTTCTGAACGGGCAGTCGAACGCGGCGTCGCAACAGCTGTCGGGACAGCTTCGGTCGGGAACCGTACCGTTTCTTACGTGTTCGATCGTACCGCCCATTATTTTGTCCGCCTGCGCGAGCATCGTCTCGTTAAGGGGAAGCAGGAACTCCTTCATGGCCGAAGTGTTCTTGTTGAAGTACAGATAGAGAATCTTCGTGGCACCGAGTTCCCGTGCGTACAGAGAAGCCTGAAACTCGTGTTTCGGAAACGGTTTGAAAATAGCCCTCTGGTATACCATATCATTCATGGTCTTTATTTCGAGAACGACCTTCTCACCGAACACGTCCCATGCGAACACACCATCGGCCTTACCGTTTATGTAACGCGCCTCGTTCACTACCGGTACTTCGGCAGCTTCCAAATAACCGAGTTTCAGCAGTATATTCTGCGTGTATAAATGAAACCACGACCCAAGATCGAACGTCCTTTGCAGGGCACCGGTTATCGACGATTTCACAGCGTCTCGCGGTACGTCGGACAATTCGTACACCAGCGAACGCGGGCACGCAGATTGAAGCGACGAAGGGTGAAATACGCCACGTGCGCGAACGTCAGGTGCAATACACAGACCATACAGCCGAAAAAACGCATCGAAAAACTCTTTTCGGTCGAAATCCTCGGTAGCCTCCATAAGCTCCTTCGCAGCATTGCGTATACCGCGCAACGAAAATACACCGACCGACGCAGCATCCATAGTCAACGCCTTGTCGATTGCATTCGTTATCTTCTGACCGTCCGTACCGGTCTCCTTTCGGAGCATCCTTGCGATACTCGTTCGTCGAGTGGTTTTTATCTCTCCCATGTCATACTGTTTTCGTGATTCCGTTGGGATTCGAACCCAAGACCCACAGCTTAGCTTACCGCATCACGTCTCCGTGACCATTAGAAGTACTAATGTTGCGGTCTGGACTATGTCTTCACCATTACAGGTGGACTGCGTATAGTCTCTACGGAACCCCTCATAAGTGGGTTTCCTCGGCGTTGTCTCTCCTCTAATATCTCTATACGAGGCTAAGATATTCGCCGATATAGCAGTCTCCATCGTATGCGTTAGTCCATGAAGTTGTATAGCTCTATATAGTTTCCCTCTACATTTAGAGCTACAACAAGTACACCCATATTTTGAGTATCGCGCAAGATGTATCTGATTTGACATTCTGCAAAATACTCTACCACAAATAGGACATCTTAAAGAGACCATCTTACGTCCACGTTCTAAGGCATGCTTACGACAATGCTCAGAAGCATCAAAAACTTCGAGGTTCTCTACTCGATTATCATTTTTATTGTGGTTCTTATGATGCACCACCTCATTACGATTAAGAACTCTACCAAGATGATTCTCCATCACAACCCTGTGAAACAGAACATACCCATTCTTCGTAGCGAAGGGATGCTCTGGCACTAAGGCGTAATTATAGTCACCTTTACTTATGACTTTCTCAATCTTCCACATACAAGCTCCTTATCCAAAGGCTGTTGCTCTATCCAACTGAGCTACGGAACCGGTAGGGGGGGGGGTCACAATCCCCACGAAAGAAACCACTCCTCCCCCTGACTAATACCTAATCTCGTCTACAAATATAGGACTTTTTCTCGGCATTAGTACACCCTATTAGTCGTGGCACGCATGGTCGCCTTTTTAAGAACTCTCCCCAAAGACACAGCCAACGTAGACATATCTTCAAGAATAATATATCGTCTAAACATTTTCTCAGGTGGGTAGCTATGATTGATGCACACCTGAACCACAGTGAAGTCCATACGTTCAACTTCCTGCACACATTGTCGTACATGCTTCATCGCGGCATCTCCGCCATAATCGGCGGCACACGGAGAACCATCTGACAGTATGAAATACAATACCGGTAAATTCGTATGACCGCGAACCCTCTTGGCACATTCGACAATAGCGATACCATCCCTATTCTGAGAAAGTGCCTCAATAGCACCCAGCGCGTACTTCGGGGCATTCCTACCTTCACGGTACACGTGCATCTCCGTAGAATGACCACTACGCACATCTCCCGTGTGACCGTATATGAATAGTTCAACCTGTGGGATACTCCCTATGGCTTCGTTGAGAAGTACGGCAGCCTCCCGTGCAGCCTCTATGCGGGAACCATACATCGATCCACTTTCGTCGATCAGTACGCACACAGCGACACGATCCGAACGAACCTCCCCCTCACGGATATATACAGAAGGAACCCCTTGAATAGCTTCTACCAGTTTATTAGTATCCAGAGTACCGCTACGCATTCCACGATGGATGTATTTGTACTCCTTGCAATGACCGCGTATGATCTTAGAGATGGCTGGTACATAACGGCGAACTTTTGAAAGAGCCTCTAAATACTTCTCCTTATTCGGAGTTACCGGATAGAAATAAGTTTCCCTCGCAGAACCCAATTCGACAGTACCCTCGCACAGATCACCCAGAAGACCATCGTCCTTCTTGACGGCATCGGACATTTTCGTGTCATCTATCGAACTTTCACCCGCAGGTTTCTCGTCAGCAGTAGCGGAACCGAGAAGATCACGAAGTTTCTCGATAACCTCAGAAGCATCCTTCTCGATTTTTTCCGAAAGTTCCTTATCGGTAGACTCCTTATCGGCGTCCCTGTACATATCCTTTATGACCTCGTATATTTCACGAGCGCACCGCAGAGATTCCTCCGTACTGTCGGGAAACTCGGACAAAATCTCTTTAATGTCCATCAGGTAGGCACCGAAATATTCAAAGTCCGACTCTTTCAGGTATTTCGGATAACGGATAATGCGCAGCAGCAGATCGAGAAATCTTCCCGCGTCATCTTTCTTCTCTACGCCACCCTCCAAATAGACATAATCGAAATAGTAGTAGCGAAGTTTTTCGAGGAATCGTGAAAAACCCGGCTTATCGTCACCTAACCGACGCTCAATACGTTCGTCCTCAATGACGTTCCACAACGAATGTATAATCTTATTGTCAGTCGCATGTAGAGTCGTGGTATACAGTACGTGGCACCCCTCGTGCACGGCAGCACCGAGGAATATGTCCAGCTTCTCACCAACAGACAGCTCCTTATTGTCGAAAAAGTCCGTCGACAAACATACCGTTTTAAGATCGGTACAGTGCGTTCCACCGTTGTGTATCTTCACGTGAACCTTCTTAGGCAAGTTCATAGCCACCAGCATATCATTAGCCAACGGATATGCCCTCCGTATAAGATCGCTCAGCGTAGGAGCCTCGATAAGGTATGCGGAATAGCTCTCACCGGCGTCGAGTGTGCTCTCCCAGCCTACGCGGTCGACCGTACCGGTGTGCACGAACGCATCACCATCTCTTTGGAACCAGTCCTTTATAAGATCGTCGACCTCCTCGCGTGTCAGTGTTTCGTGTCGCATATTAACGGCTCATTATAAGTCTACGCACGATACCGCGTTCACCCTCGCTGTCCGTTCCCTCGTAAAGCGGAAGGAACACCAGTTCCATAGCTTCGAGAGGCGACCAACCGTCCTTGACGAGATCAGCCGCCATAAGGGATTCTCTCGTAGACATCGCGCATGACAGCTCCCCTTTGTCGAACGCCTCGCGTATCTCCTTGCACACGGCAGCGATTTTTCGGGCACTGTCCGTATCGACCGCACAACGTTTTACCAGCAGCCGAACTTCATCGGGTTGCAGCAGATAGTCGAGCTTTATCGGAAAAAATCTATTCATAAGCGCCCTGTCGATAGCGATCGTACCGGTATACTCCGCACCGACGTTCGCCGTAGCGACGAAGCAGCAGTCCGGGTGCACCGGTATAGACCGCATTCCTCCTCCTCCTGCTATTTCAACGGGCAGCTCCCTGCGGGAATCAAGGCACGGGAACAGAATGTTATTCGCCGACACCGCAGCGCGTGACAGCTCGTCGAGGAGAACCACCCCCGGCTTCTGGATGTCCTGCGTGAATTTCGCGTAGTCGAACACCGAACCGCCCTCCGACAAACGGTGCACGCCCAAAAGACCGCTTATAGGGTCTAACATGGCGCCCATATCGTACACGTGGCATTCGATACCCAGTCTGTCGCAGATAAGTCTGACCAATTCGGTTTTTCCCGTACCGGTGGCACCGAGCAGAATCGTGTTTACCTGATTCTGGACATTCCGAAGCAACAGATACCACTGCGACGAGTTTACAAAAAACCCCTGTCCTTCGATCGTAGGAGGTGCGAACCGTTTGTTTCCCATAAGACGGCCCAGATAGCTCTTTACAGAGACCGACCTGTCGGTAGAGGGTTTGGGTGTCTTCGTCGAGACACCTATGAACTCCTTGTATGCCTTTACCATCTCGATGGGAGGTTTGTGGGAGTCCAGTTTGTAAGACCTAACGTTGAGCGGCCACATCGGACGAGAGTCTCCGTCGAGTTCCACGTCAAGGAACCCTACGGACATCGAAAGGGATTTGACACCGTAGACGGTTCCCATAGGATAGTGGGTGCGAATCTCACGGTCGGCTCTGACGTTGAGCGTGGTGTCAACCGGTGTTCCATCCTCGAAAGTTTGCCCGGATAACGCACGGACACGCGGGCGACCCTTATCTTCAAGGGTCTTTACGAAATAGTACTTCATTGTGGGGATTGTTTTTGTCGTTTCGTAGCAAATATAGGGATTCGGATTTACTTATCCAAACGTCTCGCGTTCAGTCCGTTTCACGATTCACCTTCTCTATAAGGTATCGCAAATCGTCGTAGGGGAGAACCGCGAGACTGTCCTTAGAACTCTCGAAGTCGACAACCAGTATGGGAATCTTAGTCGTGGAACACTTCTTCCTGAGTTTCCGCCAGTCGGACAATTTCAGCGAGAAGGATTCCTTACCGGTAGTCTTGGCTTCTACTTCGCAGTAGTCCGTGAACACGTCGTTCTGTCCGAACGTAGCACCGGAATTGATCGTAACACGTCCTTTCAGTTCGCGTGCGATCCTACTCTCCTGTCTGCCGGAACGCGCACGAGTAGTTTGTTCCTCGCCGAACAATCTGCCGGCGTATTTGGGAAGTTTACAAGGGAAGTTCTTGTTCGGCATATTGCATGATCTCTTTTTCGGTCATCGTCGACAATTTGCGGATCATCGGAAGAACCTTTCTCAGAAAGGAACTCCGAGGATTCTGGACAGTGTGTACCCTAAACTGTCAGCACAGACCTCTATGAATCGTTGCAGACTTTCGTATTTCGGTATATCGTATTTGATCGGGGAAAGTCTGTTACCAGTAACGCGCAACCGATAATCTACATCTCCGAACCACCACCCGTCTACACGGATGAACCGCAGCGAAACCTCCTGTCGGGAACTGTCCGAAATATGGATTCTGTACGGATTGACGACTACACCCCATTCATTCACGCGGACATTCCGCGGCAGCGTGTCGGACACCGGAAGCAAATACGGAGCAATCATAAAAACAGAAACGAGAAAATAAGGACTAACGCCGACAAACACATCATGAATACCTCAGCGTATATCCACATGAACCGGATCAATGTAATCTTGGGGAAACACCTGAATCGGTCACTCCATATAATAGTCTCTCCGAGCAACAAGAGAAACCAGATGACAAGAAACGTAATGATAATTCCTAAAAGCATATTTCGTCGATTCTTTGAATAAGTTCCTCCGCGGTAGCCTTTCGGAAACCCTCGGTTTTGGGTGTCACCGGAAACACGTTGAACGGACAAAGCGTCCAGCCGGAAGTCGACACGAACACCTGTCCATAGTCCGTAGCATCATTTATCGCGGCAATAGCCTTGAACAGTTTTACGTTCTTGCCGCAGTCTATGTATGTATGTATGTAAGCCTCGTCAGGAACATCCGTAAGAACCGCACCGTCCTCCGTCGGATGCGCATACAACGTCGTATTGACCATTGAACCGGAGAACACAGAATATCCCAAACGGAGAAAGTACTTTTTGAAACCGGCACACGGAATGAATACCCTGCACTTGCAAGCATGTACGAACATAGCCGTTGTTTTAATCAGACCTTGCGAAGGAAGTAATCCGTCGCGGAATGCGTAAAGATGTAATGCGTCTTTGTAGAATACGTCTTGTCCTCGTAGAAGGTGCAAAGGTCGAGTGACAGTGCATCGTACAGCTGGGGAATCTGCGACTTTATTCTTCTGCGGAGCCAGTTCCACGAAATAGGACGTTTACCCTTGAACAGTCTTTCGCACTGCTCTTGGGTAAACGTCGCACAGGTTCCTTCTAAGTAGAAGTTCGGGTACGTCATAACGAAGTGTCGCTTATCTTGGCATCGATCTCACATTCGATCTCCGCGAGTTTTCCCTTCGACACCACCTCGGTCACGAAGTTATCGAGGCCCTGCACACGCAAGTCACCCCAGATATACCATGCTCCCTTGCGTTCGATAAGACCGAAGCGCATCGCCAGATCGATCAGTTGACTGTTTACGTCCGTCGTGTAAGCAGGTACCACACCGTCATCCACGTAGGCGTAGTAGAAACTGCCCTTTCGTTTACCGATGCCTACCTTGTTTTTGAGGCATTCCAAAGCGATGTTCTGCCCCGTCACAATATCCCCGGTGTCGGTCTTTCCCTGAATCTCCTTCAACGCCTTGAACTTCACGGACAACGTTTTCGCACGTGCGATCTGGTCTCCGTTGCGGATCATTTCGGGATTCCCGTAGGGGATACCGGTCTTCTGGTACAGCGAATTTATGTATAACAGCGTGGATTCCCCTTTGTTGGGGTTTTCGATCATCGCCGACAGAAACTTTCTGAACGCGCGGCTCCAAAAACGGGCACCGGAAGCCATCTGGTTACTCTCCATAGAACTCTCCATCTCGTCATCGGTACCGATCGCCGAAAGACTGTCCAGCATGACGAACGATATGTTAGGATCGGCCAGAAATATCTGCATGGCGTCTACCGCCTGCGACAGCGACGACGGACGGAACAGTATCAAGGCGTCATTGTCTATTCCCAATCGCTTCCCCCAGTCGGGCGTGTACGTCGATTCGAGATCGACCAGCACGCAGTACCGGAATTCGGGTTCACGCTCGGGTTTGTATCCCTTGCGCAGGGTATAACTTTTGATCTCCTTGATCTCACCCTCTCCGTCGCATTCGAACGACGCGAAGGCGTTCTCCACATGATTCGCCCAGTCGTAATGCTGGAATTTAGCCAACGCATCGTAACCGGCGTAACTTTTCAGTGAACCGTTCGGCCCTACGTGTTCGATGATGCGTCCTATGGGAAACCCACCGGTCGTCACGTAGTTGTACATCGGGATAACGCTCTTTATCTTGCGGCACGGAGGCATCTTGGATGCGGTATGTATCACACCCGATCCCATCGTATCGTTGAATTTCTCGTACATCGCCGCGAATGACGAGACGGCTTTCTTAGGCATTAGAAAAAACTGTTAATGGTTGTTAGAATAGCGTCTTGCAAACCACCGTCGATAGCTGCGGCTTCCGACAGGGCATCCTCCACTTCGTCATATTCCTCGTCGGTACCGTCATCCGGGTAATCTCCGTCATCGGGATCGTTCTGGTCAGTACCATCGTCGAAATATTCGTCTTCGTAATCCTCCCCCTCGTAGGGGTTTTCCTCATCCTCGTAGATCATAACAGCGTAGCGTAAAGTGAATAATCGAACCGAAGCGGAAAACTCGGCGTATCGTCATCCTTCATTTCGGCCCAGTTCGTAATAATCTTACCGTCTACCAGCATCGGAACACTCAGTTTTACTGCGTTCTCCATGCTGTCGATAACGATCTCCTGTGCACGATACATATCCGGTATCGACACTTCGACGAGGACTTCATCGTGCACCTGCAATACCAGATGCGCGTCGATTCCCTCCTCCTTGAAACGGGTAGCCATCTTAATCATGGCCAGTTTCACCATATCGGCACCGCTTCCCTGAATAGGGGAATTGATCGACTGCCTCAGGGCACCGTAGAATTCCTTAGGTGTTCTTTCGAGAGGCCCCTTCGTAGCGTTCGGCAACCGGCGTATGCGACCGAAGATGTTCTTTACGAAACCGTGTCGTTTGACGAAGTTCTCCGTCTGAACCTTCCATGCAGCGAAACCCGCATACGTTCTCAGATAGTCGACGTTGATGATCTTGTCGGCCTCCTTAGTGGAAACGTTGATCGTCTTGGCAAGTTTTTCAGAACCCATACCGTACAGAACTCCGAAATTTACGACTTTCGCACCCCTTCGGGGGATTCCCAATCGTCGAGCCACGTCCCCGTGCGGGTCTTCACCGTTTCGGAATACCTCCAAAAAGTGTTTGTCCTGACTTACGTGCGCCATAACGCGAAGCTCCAATTGCGAGTAGTCGTAATTCAGGAAAACCATCCCGGGACGCGGTATGAATGCCCTCCGTATCGGAAAGTCATGATTGTTCGGCTGGTTTTGCAGATTGGGATTCTGCGACGAGAATCTTCCCGTTTTGGTACCGTTCGAATTCAGGTCTCCACGCAACACGTTGTGTCGATCGACCAGTGCGGGAATCGACTGTATATACCCCGAATTGAGTTTCTGGATTTCGGAATACTTCACGAAATACTCGGCTATCTTGTACCCCTTGTCAGCGAGCATCTCCATAACGTCGGAATCCGTACTTCGCCCGCCGGACTTGGTGGCTTTGAGAACCGGAAGTCCCATTTTGTCGTACAGAATATTCTGTTTCTGCGGTGACGATTGCAGATTGAACACGCAACCGGCCTCCGCGTAGATGGCTTCCCTAAGTTCGGCGAGTTTCACATCGACCACCTCTCCCAGCGACCGCAGAAACGGAACGTCGATAAGGACACCCCGTATCTTCATATCGCGAAGAATGTTTACCAGCGGCATCTCGATATTTTCGAGAACCCACATCGCGTCACCATCCAGTTTCGGGCGGTAGTGGTAGTACATTTTTGTCTCCCAATAGGCATCCTCGCAGGCGTACGCCGCAAGAATCGACAACAGATCGTTACCGGACACCGACCAGTTTATCTTGCTCCACTTCCACTGACCGCGTTTACTCCCGGGGAAAGCCTCCTCGCACTTTTGCGAGAACGTAGGCTTCCTGTAACCGAAGTCCTCGGCGACACGAGTTTCGAGCTGCATATCGAGTGCGGGATCGTACAAATGAACCATCGTAAGCGTATCCGCGAAGATAGGACAGTTCTCATCCTTGATTCCCTGCATGATGTTTATCATGCTGTCGAACTTCGTGTTGTGTCCGATCATGCGGAACCGCGGAAAATACTTGTTGCACAGCTCTACGACGTCTCCGATAGAAACGGCCTCCGTGAAAAAGTAGTCGACCGGACAGAAGCACGGCTCCTTACCGCGTTGGTGAAGCGCGAGACCCAAAGGAATACTGTCGTACTCCAAACCGGTAGTCTCCCAGTCCCACGTAAGAAGTCCGCCGGATTCGAGACCCTCGAAGTACTCCTCCAATTCGCGGGCACTGGACAACAGAAGACCCTTACCTTTATATAGACCGAGTTTTCTCATGATAGTAAGACAAAGACGGGAGCGATAAGCTCCCTGTCATTACATAGAATCGGAATAGCCCGAGGCGTCGATTTCGTCATCCGTGGGAGGTTGGCACAACGTCTCGACGGGAGGCGTCTCCTCTTTCCACGGAATAGGACTTCTCTTGCGATCGTCGTCATCGAACGCCGGTTCGAAATTGTACGTCGTGTCCGTGTTCGAACCCGAGCGGGTGACTTCGAGAACCATCTCCGTAAGTTCACGACCGCGGCGGTCACGGATCGATTTGAGCTGGTTGGCGATCGTGGCACCGACCTTCCAGATTTTTTCGACCGGCTTGTCGTAGGTGAACTTCTTCTTGTCCTTGTCCCATGAACCGCGATAGTCGAGAATCTTGAACGCGGCCCTCCACGTTTGTTTGATACCGCGCGAACACATCTCGCAACGTCTCTGCGTGTTCAGTTGACACGGAACTACGGAGAAGCGACCGTTCTTGTCACGCACGCTGTGTGCGTCGTAGCAATACGGCTCGTCGTGAAGGAACTGAATCGTGGCCGATTCACCGTCCTTCAAATAGAACTCCTTTACTTGGTTTTCCATTTCGCTCCGTCGTTCGGCGATTTCAGCCTGACGGCGAGCGACTGCACCCCAACCGGAGGTGCTTCTTTCGGGGGTTTCCTCCACAACACGTCTCCTTCTGGGAGACCCTTCCAATGATGGCATAGTGTTTAATTGTTATTAGTTGGTATTGTATTACCTGCGGGGTTACTTATAACCCGACATGGATTTGCATCCGTTATAAATATAGCAAAAGTAACTATTATTTCCAAACGTCCAAAGTTTACTCGGGTTCACTCGACGCGGTTTTCACATACAGCACGCATTTCGTCTTACCGTCAGAATGCACCTCCTCAACGTACCTACTGAAATTATCGTACAACCTCCGTGCGATAAGATTGCATACCGACTTCTGCGTATGCGGTGTCAGAAAGAGCACCTCCGAGGAAACTACGATAGCATCCATCATGATTCCAGCATCGTACGTCGTAACCGAAAAGTCCTCGTCCATACTGGGAGACACCTCGTCGAAGGCTCTCGCAGTAGCGTCTATGCAGTCGAACCACACTCCCGGAAACTGTCGGCAGAACTGGTCGAGGTCGTCCACGGAGATTTTCGCGGGCACTTTCGATGATCCGTCAGCTGAGAACGTGGCTTCAATAACAGCGGCGCCGCATGCGTAATTTACGAGTTTTCGAGATTTCTTGGCACCCGGATACCGGACACTCACGTACTCGATATTGTCTTCTCCGTACAAATGTACCAGTGAATCCCTGTCCTCATCGGTAAGTTTCGACGTAGCGACGACACATATCAGCCTGTCTTCTTCGACGAACAAACTATCGACTATCATCTTCCGCCCTGTGTTTAAGATCGCGTTTCACCTTCTCGCGCATCTCTATGTAACCGTCCCAATACATAGCCATGTAGGTAGCGTATTCGGCGTAGTCCGTGGCATCGCGAAAACTCTCCGCCCACGTTCGTTTATCCACGCACTCACCGGGGTCTTTCGTGGGGTAGGGTATCAATTTTACGTCCGTATGCGGAGACACTTGCCAATAGGCGATCTCCGTAGCGCGTCTTCCGGCGTCATCGTTGTCGAATGCCAGATATACGTGCTCGAACTCGGAAATTTTTTGCGCCTGCCACCGACTTACGTCGGCACCGAGTACAGCCGTGGCGTTGTACCCGTGTTCGTACAACCGAAGCACATCCGAATAACCCTCCACGACTACCACATAATCGTACCCGTCGTCGTAGTTGTACAGATATTCCTTTTTGTTGAACCCCATATTGTTCCGAACGATTCTATCGGGAGTCTGTTTTCGTTGTTGAAAACCGACCAGCTCCCTACCGCGGTAAAACGGGATAATCATCCACCCGTCATCGGTTTCGCCGAAGCGGAAGTGTCTGAGCGTTTCATCCTTGTATCCCCTGTCGAGGAAATACTTCGGAGGTGTCACCGTGAACGACTTGTCAAGCTCGAATTCGGGTTTCTTGGGTTTATCTCCGACTACGCTGGCCAAATTGACCATCTCCATCGCGTCAAAGTAGTTCACACCGAATCTTCGCGTAAGCAGTCTTACGGCACTCCCCTTCGCATTACACGAAAAGCAATGAAACACCCCGAGTTCAGGAGACAGAAAGAACGACTTTCTGCCGCTGCCGTCGGGGTGGTTCTCCCTGAAAGGACACATGCACCGTATCTGTCCATTGGACATCCTTACGGGGTCGTAGTCCTCCAATACTTTGAGAAGCTCGGTCATCGTTTCGTCCTGAGACTTTCGAGAACTTCCCTGAGGCGCTCCACGGAATCGGCCGCCGACTTTACCTTCGTACCATTGACACCGAGCGCCGTTTTGTGTGTCTGTATCAGCGTACCGAGCGGAACGAGCGACTTCCTAAGCTCCGTGATAGCTTTTATCAAATGGATGTTATACCGCGTATTTCCTACTACGGCATTGTACATCCTCAGCACCGCGAACACCAGCACCGCGAACAATACGAGCGCGAAACGCGCGTAAAAATGCAACGGAGCGGAATAGAACAACGGCACTGCCACCCACGTAACCACCGCGACCGCACCGATTACGATACCGGTTATCAGCATGTGGTCTCCTAATTTAGAATCGTTACTTCCCATAAGGTCATGAATGCTTTGTTTACATTATTGAAGTCGGCAACCCTGTAAGGAATACAGTCGCCGGAGTCCTCCGCCTCCTTCTTACGACGCAGGAATATCTCGACGAGTTCCATATCGGTGTACCGCTTTCCCTTGTAGTTATCTTCGGCAGCAGGTGCACATGCGGCACCGGATTCCATCTCGAACACCCACCGGTATTCGGGAGCGTCATCCCTGCTTCCAATGCAGTACTTTATACCGTCCACCCAGAATACCGTGTCGTAGTGGATCGGCACGGCGTACCACCCGAAAATTTCGCAGAAGGTACGGTGTGTACCCATTTCTTTTATAAATTCCATGTCATTACGTCGATACCGAGGGACAACCCTCTGTTTTTAGCCTCGAAGTCGATACGCCTGCCGACTACTACGTCCATAATACTCGTATGAAGCATGTATCGTCTTCTCCACAGTACGTTCACCGCCTCCCTGACCGCCTTCTCGGGCGTAGCACAGCCGTAACAGCTGATGTTAGCCCCCGTCTTAGCCTCAGAGACAGCGTAAAGTTCAGGGTTGTTAGGGTCTCGGTGAACCATGAAAGTCCAGCCGAAAAACCGGAACCTACCTTCAACCAGCACATCGTAAGGAACCCCCTTGCCGACAGACACAATTCCATAACCCACCGTAGTATCATATTCCGATTTCGGGTCTAACCGTTGTAACAGTTGCGGTATCGTCTTCATACGAGGCGCTGAGTTTTATGGAAAAGTCCATTTTTTCAAGATTGCTCTGGAAGATGTACGTGGTACCTGCCGCCGCACGTCTTCCCTTTACGAGTTCCAGACCGACTTGATCGTAGAACTTCATATCCGCGTCCTGAAACATTCGAAGCGCAATATCGGAATCCTGCACGAACGAACTCGCATACGCGAAATCATCCTGACCGGATAAACCGTCCTTAGAGGCTTTCGTACCGCTTCCGCGACGCATCTGAGTAGTGTTCACGATAGGCGTTTTCGTCTCTTTGGCCAAACGTTTCAAATTACGTGTGATGTAGGTGATCTTCTCCCAACCCTCCTGAATGGAAGGTTCCAGCAGATACGAACCGTCGACGAATATAAGCGCCGGATTATACAGACCGACCAACGCCGTAAGTTCGTCGATCGTCGCACAGCTGTACACGATGCGTATCGCCGACGAAGATTCCTTCAAGGCATCCAGACCATGATAGTACCTCGACTTTTCACGTTCCGTAAGTTCTCCTTTGAGGAACCTCCCGTAGGGGAGTCTGAACATGATCGCATCGAACCGCTCCCGAAGTTCGTCCTCCCCGATCTCGTTCGAGATGAACAGTATGTCCCCGATCGACGTACCCTCCTCGCGAAGTTTCATTACGACCTTGTTAAGGAGTATGGCCAGATATACGATCAGAAACGTCTTTCCCTGACCGGCGCGACCACCGATCGTAATCAAGTCCGTGTTCCTGTAACCGTACAGTGTAGAATCCAACGCCTCCGCACCCATACTGAGGTACGTGACACCCTTCGTGGCGACCCTCTCCTCGTAGTCGGTGCGACGTTTGTCAGTATCGTCCGAGTAGAGGACATCCTTCGTCTCCATACCGTCGTTCGACAGCGACGAAACGAGTGCACGGAGATCGGACAGTTTTTTATTCGGGTCTCCTTTCAGGCCCTTTACGATTTTCGGTATCTCCTCCGATATTCGCGTAAAGAGATACCTCTCGCGAACGATTCTCAAATAATACGTCGGACGTGCGTCCACTTCGGAAGCATCCAAACCGAACTTCTCGCAGTAAGCCTTCGCACCGACGAACTCACCGCTGTCCTTGTAGTAGTCTACAATGAACCGATGCTGGACCACCTCGGAACCGTCGAGCCAGTGTCTTCGGACTTTGGACAGCGTTTTCAGGTCTCTCCTGTTTACGATGGCCAGCAAAAGTTTCTCTCCGTCAGTCATATAGCAATCCTTTAAGTCTCTTTTGAATAACCGTTCGATAATCCTGTCCACGGACCACCACCGGCACCACCGCTTCATTGAGAAGTGACCCGACGTCCTCCGAAAACACCGTTCGTATATACTTCGGGTCGGTATTCGACGTAATCCACACCGGACGTCGCATCTGTATGCGGTAACGCAGCACGGATTCCACCACCCGCTTCACCAGATCGGGCAGCGGAATAGCGTTTCCGTTCGCATCGACGTTCTTCCCGAACTCGTCGATACCGAGAAAGTCGACCGTACACAGCATGCGCTGGAACATGACCCTCTGTTCGTCGGAGTACCACGACGCCGTAACGTTACTGACAATATCGTCCATCGAGTAGACTCTGCACCGGTACCGCTCCTTGATGAATCTTACGAATACCGTGTTCAGCAAATGGGACTTTCCCGTACCGTTCGCTCCCCACAGGTACAGACCGACACCGTTTCGGAGCATCTCCCCCACGTTGTCCACGTACTGCATGACCGTTTCGAGCGCTCTGGGATCGTTCGTGAACTCATCGATCTCCTTGTCGTGCCAACCGGAGCGTATGCCGCAGTCCAGAAGATACTGCGTAAATTTAGAATCCTTCTCTTTCATCGTCGACCTCCCTCATGTAATCCTTGCTTCCGTCACCTCTGCTGAGAGCACCGAAGATCGTGTCCTTCATTACCGAAACCCGCGTGAGTGTGGGCGCACCCCTCCGATCATACGCCGGATAGTTCAGCGTACCCTCCACCAATATGGCGAACGTCGTGAACTTATCGTAAGCTTTGAGAATGTTAGTCGTCTGGTAGTACTCCGTCTTGTTGCGCACCGTATACGTTTCACCGCCGGTGAATATCTCGTACAGATAGGTGAACAACGTAGTGAAGTCCCCGGGGGTCATCTCCGAGATACCGCGGTCTATATACGTGTTTATCTGTTCGGCGATGAACCTTCCGCGGCTTCTTCGCAGCGCCGACCGAGGTTTTTCGAACGACTTGATAGCCTCCCTGAGTTTTTCGATAGCGGCATCCGCAATGGAACTCTCCGCATTGAACGGAAAGAACCGAGACCCGCGTATTTCACCGGCGTAGATGCCTCCTTCGGTGTCCATGAAGATAAGACCCTTGTGAAGGAGTGCATCCACCGCCTTGTCGATCTCGGATTCATCCCACGTAGCGAAAATATCGTACAGATCATCCCTCTTGCACGAACACAGCGCATACACCGTATCGTCTCCCTCCACTTTACCGGAAGACACATTCGATATAAGCGCCATGTACAACAGAATTTTGAAGTCCACGATACCGCTGACGGAAAACTCCTTTCGCAGTTTGTGCAACCCGTTCATCACTTACCGTCGAGTTCTTTTAACTGCACTTCCAGTTCCTCGGTAATGATCGTATCGGCCTTTTCGATCGTGGTCTTGACCAATGCGATCTCCTCCCTCGTGGGTTCGATCGGCAGCGTTACACCGACCGTGACCTTAGCACTCTCGTAGTTGCCGAGATTCTTCGTCAGCGACTTTTCGTAATACACCGTACACCCTGCGTCACGGAGAACTTTCTTGGTGTCGGTTTCTGCAATTTTAGGCATATTTGCTCCTTTCCTCCGAAAAGATTCGGTTTATTTCTACAATCAGTTCCGCCGGGCACTTCCTGTTGCACGGAATTCGTCGGATAAGCGGTGCGACCTTTTTCGTAAACTCGACCGGATAGCAGCGGGCACCGCGATACGTGAGAAAAGCCGGCGGAATAACACCGTTTCTCTCGTACCGGCGTATCGTATCGATCGACCGGTCGCACTCACGGGCGAAACCGGAAATGACGTACACCTCCGTGAGATTCCCGTTGATCGAAACCGTGAATTTTTTACTCCTCATGAAAACGTTTCTTTACTTTGACAGAAAACGCACGGGTCTCCTTTTCGACGTAAAGCTCCTTCATTACGTCGATGGAAATCTCCCCTCTCTCGTACATGCGTTGAATGACGTCCTCCCGAATAATCGTGGTCGTCTCCAAACACTCCGTAAGTTTATGACGGCGGAGTATGTCCTCCGCTTCGGGAACGAGTACGGCGGTCAGACGCAAGTCCTTCCGCAGTTGAATCTCCTTGTCAGCATAGGGAATGACCGCCACACGGCTTCCGGTGGCCGTAACGTTACCGAGCCTGTCGACACCATCTTCGAGTACCGGACGCATCGAAGCGAGTTCCTTTTCGATCTCCTTGATTTCGAGTTTCCTTTGGTGATAGTTAAGCGCGGTCAGCGCCAAACCGTCTTCGCTGTTGTTCAATGTAGGCATAGTGTATCCTGTTTTTGAAAAACGGGGGAGAGCAAACAAGCGTCACCCTCCCCCGTCCGCTGAATGGTAATCGGATTACTCCTCGATCAGCATGATCTTCGTGTTGTGCGTCCCGAGCATCGACTCCGTACCGTCGTCGTACTTGATCGTGGGCTTACCGCGTCGCATCGCGGACACCTCGCCGGAATACCAGCACTTGTTCGCCTCGTCGGCCCAGTACACCGACACACGGTCTCCTACATGGAGCTGAGAAGGTTCTACCAATTCACCGGCGGGTTCATCTTTCGACCCCTCCTCGGCAGCCTCCTCACCAGACTGTGCGTTGAGTGCGTCGGAAATCTGTTGGGCGATCTCCATGATGTCGGCCTCGCTGTTGTCGGCGAACTCGCGGAACGCCTTTTCGACACCCTCCTCGTCATAGTCGTCCGACGGAGCGTATCCCTTGATCGTAGCGAGGGACTTCTTCTCGTTCATATCCCCGTTGTCGAACGCTTCGAGGACTTTGGCCACATCGTGCGTGAAGTCCTTCCCCTTCTTGGCAGGTTTCGGCATGGAATCTTCGAACGGAAGATCGTCCGTGTCGTCGTCATCCGCCTTCGCTACGGGTTTCGCAGCAGGTTTCGCAGAAGGTTTCGTACCCTCCTGTGCGTCGAGGATCAGCAAACGCAATTTCTTGTTCGTGTTCTTGCCCTCCTGTGCGTCGGGGTCGATACCGAGTTTGTCGCAGATAGCGAGAAGCTCCTTCGTGGGCATCTCCATCAGATCGCGTTCAGCGTACACCGGGAGTTCATCCTGTGCGTCGTCCTCCGAAACTTCGGCCCCCGATGCGGCGGGAGCAGGAGCGGGGGAAGCTGCGGCAGGCTCCCGCGTAGCCTCCTCGAACGTCGGAGCGGATTTCTTAACGGGTTTCGGGTCTTCCTCCTTCGTCGGTGTGAAAGCTCCGAGCGATACGACCGGCAGGAACAGTCTGTCGTCATGTTCGATTGCATCGACCTCGCAATTGGCGGGGTACTGCGCTACAAGAGTAGCCGTCGGTTTGATTTTTCCGATTACCATAGTTTTGTAAAATTAAGTTGTGAGAAATGTTTTTGTGAACGAGAACAAATATAGACGTTGCAAACGATATTTCCAAACGTCCTACTTGGCCGTTACTACGCAATGATCGCACCCGTATTGCACGTACAGCGACGTCCCGGGCATTATCGGGAACACCGCGAATCCATCGCGGGCACCCTCGGAGATTCTCCCAATGACCGTCTCGTAGTCGTCGGGGTTTACCGAGAACACATGTCCTATGGGTTTCTCGTACAGCGCATCGTATGCGCTCTGCGGGGTATCCCTGTCGAAATCGTAGTTCATCGAAACAAATCTTTACCTGTATACATCTGGTAGAAACACGCCGTAGCCGCAACGAAGCAGACCACGCACAGAAAATCGCTTACGACGAACATCGCCACGTCGTCCTCCGTAAATGACACTTCGAACAGCAGCATCCCGAGTGCGAACGAGTAGATAACCCCGAACACTCCATTGATGAAACGATACCATTTACTTCCCATAGCTGCGGAATATTTTCCAACCAGTCCACGCGAGTTCGGCCATGAACTTGCGTTCCAGAAGGTAGTTCGCATTGGGAGCCTTCGACGTGGCTTCCAGTTCGAAGCACGTATTGGCGCGGATTACCTGCGCGGTTATCTTCCCGTATTTGGTTTCACCCGCCCGTTTCATACGCGAGAGTTTCACCCACACCCTGACGTAATCCGCCATGTATACGATCGTCGGCACGAACGGCACCGCCAGAAGCAGCCACGGCGTAGTGAACGCCGCTGCGACCGCTACGGGAATACTTACGACCGTATGCAGCTCTCTTTGCTGGACTACGTGTATCCTCTCATGATTGAGAATCGGAATCGGGTCTTTCACTTTCAGGTCGCGCTTGACGAAAAAGAACGGATAGCAGGCCCATGCCGGATAGTGCAGCCTGCGTGCGAGGACGGGGAATCCCCTTTTAAGTCCCCCGAGGATGAAATTACACAGCGAAGCGAACTTCGCCACGCTCTTGTAGTCGTACTCGAATCCCTTGTTGTCGGCGAAGGTAGTCCACCGCTCACCGGTCTTTCCCCTGCGGAGAAGCAGTCGTCTCTCCCTGCGGTTGGGTCGTATGTTACTCTCTTGTGTCATCATCCTCGTCTTTGTCAAATGTCCTCTCGATAGCGTCTATACGGGAAAGGTTCTCGTAATGCGTAATCGTAACGATAAACAGAAATATCGACAGCGCGTACATCCACAGATAGCTGGCGTCATCGAATATCCTGCTGAGTTCGATAGGCATCCGCACGAGCACTACAAATATAGCCAATTTAACGATCTCTCGTGCGACAATGGTAATAAAATTCATGTTTCTTTTCGTCATTAGAGTAACTTCTTCAATTCGGGGATCGTCGTCGCCCCTCTGTATTCGGCATTTATCGCGATCGTCTTCTGGGCCGCCCTGAACACTCCGTATGTGTACGGACACTTATCGAGAAGGTACAGCGCGACGGGAGGTTTCTTGCCGCTGAACTCGCGGGATATGCGGCCGATGGCCTGTTCCGTATCTTTGAGCGGAAGGTGTATAATAAGCGTATCGAGACGGGGAATGTCCAAACCCTCCTTCGCCAGCTGCGTGACACCGAACACGAGCGGGCACTCGTTTTCGAGATACCGTGTCTCATCCTCCGTGAACCGGTTCGTCTCCGATATGACCAGCATCGGCCCGTAGTCGTAGAAGTATTCGTACAGTGCTTTGAGCACCTCCTTGCGTTTCGACAGAAACAGCACGGTGCGTCCCTTGTCGAGCGCCTCCTGAATAGCGCGTATGGCGATCTTCCTGCGCGCGCAGTTCTCCGACAGATAACTCTCCAACGTAGTGTAGGACATATCCTGTGCGCGTTCGAGCGTCTTCATAAGCTCCCTGTACTCGGTCTTGTTCCAGTGACCGGCCATATACTCATCCGTTACGGACTTGCACTGTTTGGGATCGAAACTTATCGCCGATGCGGTCTCCGTGTAGGGATAGTCGTGTTGTTCCAGATATTTCAGAATCGTCGAATGCGGCCTGTTCTTGGACGTGACACCGCGCACCTCCACACCCGTATCGAGCGCGTACACATAAGGCTTGCGGAACTGGTATTCCATCCTGAACCGATCCCCGAAATGATACGCCAGCACTTTATGCGCACCGTCGGTTCGTCGGAACGTGGCCGTAAGAGCCGTCCGATAATACGCCGGGATTTCATCAAGTATCGGCATATACGTGTCGGCACCGATCCTGTGCGCCTCGTCTAAGATAACCTGTCCGATATTGTTCACCAGTTCCTCCGGCAGCACGCGAACCGTAAAGAGGTCGAGAACCACGATCGTAAAATCGGCGTTAAAGGGCATTTCCGTCGCATTAGACGTCAAAACGACCGTCGAGGCATCAGTTGTACCACGGATGACGTTTTCCCACTGTCGCGCCAAATAATACGTCGGCACCAAAACGAGCGTCTGCACTTGCAGTCGTGCGGTGCGGTAAATCGCACAGACCGTCTTCCCGTGACCGCACGGCATCTCGATCAGAACCCCCGACGAATCATACATCGCGGGGTTGTCGTCGAAAAACTTCTTCTGGTAGTCTCTGAGGGTGATCCTGTGGTTAAACGACGTGCGTCTTCCCATGACGAGACCGTCCGTCGACTTCGGCTGCCCGAAGTAGTAGCGGGGAAGCACATACCGGTCTCCCTCTTTTCGGAGATAGCAGATCGTAGGGTCTACCTTCGAATAAAACCTTCCCTTACCGAACCGGACGATATTCTGGTATCTCGGATTCGGGAGTGTGAGCGTCTCCGATATTTCCTCGACTGAGGTTCCATGTTCGATGATCTCGCGTTCAGTCGCGAGGAGGTTGCTGCAATATTCCATATTCGATAGTTCGTTCGGTAACGACCTCCCAGTCAGTGCAGTCGTCAAGAATTCCATTCACGTATTCGTCGCACGACGTGTAGTCCATATACCACGCATGCTCCCACAGATCGATGCAGAACAGCGGTGATCCCTGCCACGGGGCAGGCGTATCCCTCCACAGCGGGTTAAGCGCATTCGGGCACATGCGCATGTATACGTCCGAACCGCGTGCGTACACCCACAGAAAACCGGAACCCATATTCGTCGCGGCGTGTTCCCTTACCGTAGCGCGGAAGTCTCCGAAATGTTTGCGGAAAAGCGCTTCGAGCGATTCCGGCATTTCGACCTTCCGTTCGGTAAGCTGTTCGAACCAGAAGCAATGATTGAAAACATTCGCCGAGTAGTTCCTCAGATAAACATCCCGCGACTGTTGCAGTTCGACAAGTTCACGCGGAGATTCACCCAGCAATTTCATCCGCTCGTTGAGTGCGTCGATTTGCCGCGAAAAGTATCCGTAGTAATGACGCGCAAGACCCTCGATTGAGAAACCGCGGATCGTCCTCCCGTGGAAAGGAGATCGCATCAGCCGAAAACCCTGCTCGTCGATGGTCGCTGATTCAGGTTGAAAAATCGTCGTTTTTCCCATGCTTCAAATGCTTGGCCACGCAATTTATATCTACAATACGGTAAATAACTTCTAATACCCGGGTATACTCCGTATACCCATATATCTATTATATATAATTATATAATATTCTACTTCTGTATTTAGCTGTTATTAAATATATCTGGTCTGACCTAACTCCAAAACCTCGTCCAAAACCGTCCAAAAATCGTCCCTGAACCGAGGTCGTTTTCGACCGTTAAAAACTACGTGAATATAGCAAAAACTTTCGACTCTTGCAAACGTCCCAAAACCGCCTACGCACGGCTGCCCTTATTCGGTACGATCAGCTGTCCGCGGAACCGGCACGAATAAGTCCCGACAACAGACTGCGCGGCGAGCCGTATGCACAGCTTGACCGTAGGCGTCATTAGAGACGTTTCTCCCTGCGTTTCGATGGTTACATACGTTCGGTACTCAGTGTGCGCGATATTGCCGGGTTTTTGCATGAAATCCGCCGGGCATACAACGACGAACGGATTCTGAGCCTCCCCCGTATTCGTCGTCGTGGCACCACCGGCAATAAGTACGTCGTTTACGTTCCACAACGTCTGCGAAAATACGGAGGACAGCGGAATACTGGCCGTAAGAACCTTCTGAGATTGGGGTACCTCCGTATTGTTGAACGCCACCTGCGCATCGACGGATACCATCAGCATATCCTTGTCCATGTAGAAGTAAGCGACGCCTCCTATACCGGTAGCATAGGAACCGAGCTGTTCGGTGGGAATCTCGTACTTGACCGTACTCGGTTGATACTGAAACAGATTTACCACCGTATTGATGATCTTGGTCGCCATCGGGTATCCCTTCGGGAGCGTATTGGGAACTCTCGAACGCAATCCTGCGCCGAGAAGGACGTTGAACGAATACACCACCGACACGACCTCGGCATCCGAAGGAAGCGACACCCACTGCGTCGTACCGGACTGAGCCGTACCGACGACGAACCCGTAGTCGGATATGACGTAGTGATCCGCCGCTGCCATAGAGGTACCGTCGACGAATACGGCGCCCGAGATAAGATGATCCGCTCCGTCGTTCGCATACGTGACGAGCTTACGCTTGACGTACAGTCCGATCAGGTGGTCGTCATTGTAGAAACCGTCGGTAATGACATCCGTCTTGGAACTGCCTTTATATAACTGTACCCCAGCGACTTCGAGGTACGAGTAAGTCATCTTCGCTTCACCGTTAGCAACACTGAAAGTCATATCCGACGTAGCAGGAAGGAAACCCTCCAACATGCCGAAACGATGGTCGAACACGTCCAGCTGACGGTTTATATCGGGAGCCGTAAACAGATTGGGGGCGCCATGAAAGACTGCCCGAATAATTTTTTGCGAGGCGTTATACACCTTGTCCTTAATACTACTCATTTCTGAAATACGGGTTTAATAGTTTATCGTAATAGGGGCTGTCCCGATGCTGGACGTCCCATGTTATCTGGGCCTCGGAATAGAAGCTGACGAATTCATTTATGGCCCCTTCCTTGTCGGCAGTACCGATCAGGTACTCTTCGATCTCAGGGATATTCCACGTCATCGTAGAACCTCCGTCGGAGAAACCCGCCTTATTCTCATTGTATGTCGACACCACGTCGTCATATTCGGCAATGACGTAATCTGAACCGAAATACGGTGTCTTTACATGGATCGTCAACGTGTTCGTCTGAAACAATACGTCAGTATCGTCTACGACATAAAAGTACGGCTTCGCGTTATCCTCCGTAATGTACCCCTGTATCGTAGAATCGGGGATAAGTTGTTCAGAATCTTTCAGCCAACCGTCTGTGTCGATAGTGACCTCTCCCATCGTAATGATACTGACGAACAGTCTGACACCATCGTAACTCCCACGTAACTTATTGAGTTTTACAGCATTGAGCAAGAGTTGTTGAAGTACCAGTAGAGGCATCTCGTAGGGAAGGCCGGAGAATCCGTAGTCGGCGAGTTTTTTAAGCAGCCACTTCTTGTTGTCGATCAGCGCGAAATTAGTAGTGCGGAGGGAACCGTAGATGATTTCCTCCTTGTACGCCTGCAAGCCGTCGAATACCGAGATCAGCTTGTGCGATAACTCCTGTTCCTTGACCGAAACGGGTATGAACTTGCTAAATTGCATCGAATCTACAAATTATATCTCCGGCATCGACTTGCTTGAAGATGGAAGTCTTGGCGATCGTGATACTGCGCATAGGTGTTTCCTGAGAGTTTACCGTAGCCTTGAAACTTACACTCTGAACCCCCTGAACGGAACCGCGGATAAGTACGTCTACGTCCGTAAGGTCGAATCCCGAACCGTAAGTAGCCTTTATCAGCGGATTCGTAACATCCTGAATAACCTGTCTGACCTGTCCTTCGATGATCGACGTGTCGTAACCTTTCAGATAGACTATATCCAGAATGATGTTAGAAGCTACACCGGATTCACTGGCCACATCGAGCAAATCCACATACGTGTTCGGCGTATACGACAGAGAGTACCCCATGATAAGTCGGCCGGAGAGGAAATCGAATATCTTGGACTGTTCCTCCGACGTGGGTTCATCCGAACCGGACGTAGGAATAACCCTGTACGACACCGTGGTACCGTCCAGCGTAACCTTAGACTGTTTAACGAAGTTGAGCGTATTGAGCAGTCCCTCGGTAGATACTGTATTTACGGCCGTACCCTGAACACCGATCATCAGCGGGGCCTTCTCCTGAATAGACGTAAGACTCTCAGCATACGAACCTCCGGTAGCGGCCGTCATAAGTGTAACACCGGTGACCTCTCTCTGCGACAAATCATCCGTAACACGTACCTCCATCGTAGTGGGGAAGTCGAAGTTCTGTTTCGAACCGTCGCACGTGCGGAAGTCAACATGAATACCGCTTCCAAGCGAAGGTTGTACACCATAACCGTTATGTCCGAAGTAGATCGACACGGAACCATCCTCCTCCGGCAGAACCATAAAGTGCGTACTGTCCGAATCGGATTCTCCGAACGTTCCTACACGTGTGTACTCGACGTTGTTTATCTGAACGAACACACTGTCCACGTCGATGTTCTTCTGCCGTATGAAGATACTGTTTCCGTTGAATGTAATGTCCTCCGATGTAAACGTCCCTGCATGCAGTAGCAGTGTCAGCGTGGTTTCTTCGGCCGGTACGTTGAAATCCTCGTCGTTAGTAAACGGTATGTCTCCGACCATAACCGTGAGATCACCGCGTTTGTACGTCGCCGCATTACCGGCAGCGAATGTCAGCGAGAACGTCGCAGTAGCCCCTTTGCACAACGTCGGCGTGTATCCGAGTGCGGACACTTGCGCGAATACATTACTATACGAATGGGCCTTCCTGAGGATACTCTCGTTGGCAAAAGCGTTGATGTACCAGAAGTCCTTCTCCGAGAACAATGCGAACAGTTCGACAAGGAACTCCCCGAAGTCGGACTTGCTTCGATCCGTCCACTCGGGGAACAGCGAGTCGGCCAGAAGGTGCGCCTTGTCGACCATCTGTATCATCGTCGCATTCGTCAGCAAGTCTTCCTCCGGTATGATAAGAAGCTCCGAATATCGGCGCAGCTTTTGAAGCGTCGACAGCGGAAGTCCTGAAAAATACGCGAGCAGTGTTTCCTTATTATCAGCCATACTAAACAAACGTTACACCTTGAACTTCGGTCTTGCTCTCCTCGACGGCCGCATACTCGATGCGCAGCGTAAGATCGCGGCGGCTGTCAGAGGGATCGTATCCCACGTCCACTCCGAGGACACGCAGATCATTCGTATTCTGTTCGATTCCATTTTGCAGCGTCGACACGATAAGCGCCCTGTTTACGATGAAAAAACTTGCGGGCCTCTGCACGAGACTGTGGAAGTTGAACCCGTAGTTCGGAGAGTACACGCGCATCCGGTCGAAGGTACAGTAGAACCAAATATCGTCCGAAGCCTTAGTAGAGCCGGACGACAAACCCAGTTTACCGTTGTCCATCTTGAATCTGCAAGAAAGTCCCCGCATAGTCACTGCAATTTTGCCGGATCGGCCGGAGTTACCGTGCACGCACCGTTCGGCGCCGTTACGGTAATGTTGGCACTCGTTATCCGTATATCTCCCGACTTGACGTACTGCTCCACTGCATCGGAAACCACCGAAGACATCCGTTCGCAGATATTCGCGATTATGTCCGCCGGATCAGCCTGCTCGTCACCGTTGACGGCATTGGCCGCCTGATCCTCCATGATCTGACGGAAACCATCGTACAGAGAATTTTTCAGTGCAGTCTTATTGAGCATCGCCTATCGGTAAAATAAGTTCCTTAATTTCATCGAGCCGCGCCTTCAAGTCGTTGAACACCTGTATCGTGTCAGGCATGAACGGCTGAGGGCCGAGCATCGTATTCACTTTCGCCTTCAATAACTGTTCGAGAAGCTCCGTACACACCGCCAGAAGGCGTTCCTGTATATCGTATCTTGCCGACGAAGCACTCTCCAACGGGTAAAACCCCGTTATCATAGGCGAAATATACAAATCTTTTTCATAAGTAACAAGGGCGAGGAACTTGTCCTTGTTTTCAGACAGCCATTTGGCCGACGGAAGTGTCCCCGTAGTGCCCGTTATGACCATCGGGGCGAAAAACTCGTTCCCCGTGCGGACACGTACTTTGAGCCTGTTGTCGAGAAGCTCACCGGTTATCTGTGCGAACTCGGTCATTACTTCATGAATTCTAAGTCAGTCCACGTACCGGTACCGTCCCACGTATGGGTAAGTCCCATAAGGTAGTACTTACCGACTTGATCCGTGGAGTTGTACCGCAGTATCCCGCGCACGTTGTACACTCTCTGCGTATGGATATTGAGGTCTTGGTTGCAGCGGGCCTTGATCTTGATACCCAAAAAACTCATATCGAACACCGCGACGTTCTCGTCCAGAGGTTTCGTGACCTGTCGGTAGTAGTATCGTGCGAACAGAGGACTTTCAGGCTCCTTGCCGGAACTCCACTCGACACCGAACGGCCCCAGACGACGAATCGTAGCAGCGATCTCGGGTTGCGTCTCTGCGACCTCCTTTACACGCTCCGCATCGAACTCGTACATCGTGATTACCTTCTTGCCGTCCTTCTCCGTAATTTCGGCGACTACGTTGTCTTCAAGCTGACCAGTCTGAGGATTGAACTTCACGGCGGAGCGTCTTACGGAGTAGGCCGCATTGATGTTTTCGTCCACCGTAACGCTCCGAAGGATTCGAGGTCTGTTCCACACCGAGTCATCGAACTGTTGTATCTCCTGCAATCGCGCGGATTTTATATCACCCCTCTCGGGAACATATAGGAACTGTATATTAGTGTCCTCTCGCAGCTCTTTCGATTCGCGTTCTATGACGTTGATGGTCTCAACGCCATCAACCGTTTCACTCCACATGATACAACCGAAGTCGTGCGCCAAACTGTTCAGGAAAGCCCAGTCCGACTGGTTGACCTGCCGGCGGACATTTTTAAGCGTGAACGTGGTCTTGGCGACTTTCTTCGGCAAGGCGAGCATACCGAGCTTCATGCCGTCCGATTCGATGATTCCCTGTATAAGCTCCGTAATGGTTATCGAACTCTTTCCTGCGAAGCACGGGCGCGCACCGGAACCGGTATCGGGGTACGTGTAATTGAGACCGGTATCCTTACCCATCTGCGTAAACCCGTATGCGAAACACTCGACGTTATAGGACACTCGTCCGTCGTCCTGAAAGCGGGTTCGTATCCGCGTTATGGTACCACCGAATATCTTCCGCACACCGTCGCCGGTTTCATCGTAGTATCCGCCGAAAAACACGACCCACTGACCGAGATACGTTCTCTGCAACAGAAGTTCGGCATATTTGTCCACCGTAAACGACAGCGTGTTCACCTGAGACATCTGTTCCTTGTACTCGACCGGCCACGTTACGAACTGTTCAATATCGATGAACCTCGCTTCCCCGATATTGGCAAGTGTCCCTCCGCGTACACGGTAAGTGTCCGTATTGGCAGGAATCTCTCCTTTCATATACAGACGAATCTTGAATGACGGTTGTGTAGGGTTGTTCATCGGATTATATCTCGTACTATGATTTTGGGAAGTCTGATTACGTCTCCGACGTTCCAGTCGTCGGGATTGCGCGGCGGATTGTTATCGGCGATGAACGTCCAGTTCTGAACGGATACTTCACCGAACACACGGGCGGCGATCGTATACAGCGTCTCGTTCGCCTTTACGATGTACTCGTACCATTCCAGCGTAATGGAAGCATCCTTTATCGGGTAGTGCTTCACTTTACCGCCGAGGTACTCCTGTTTGAGGTTGTGGTAGTTGTAGAATCCGTTGCTTATCATATCTTGCGTGTCATTGTAGAGGAACTGGTCAAATCTTCGAATTCGAGAACACCGAGTTCCACCGATACGGAAGCCCGTATGGGGGTGAGGTCTCTGTCGAACAGCTGGTACGTTACCGGAGCCGACTTTATGATCCCCTGCAAAAGGATAGGCCCGAAACTGAATACCGCCGTAGCGGGCGGCCGGAACTGGTTGAGCGATATGATTCCTCCTTCGGCGAAACGGGGTGTATTTTCATCCTTCAACGGCTCCGGGTACAAAAACGATTGCAGATACTCCACCGCGTCGAGAACTCCGCGTTCATGGACGCGCGTAACACTGAACGCCCCGTTCATGTCCCATTCGAAATCGACCATCTGCGTGACTTTCGCGGTCTCCTTACTGGTGGGTATCGTCGGAACACCGAAAGCCGTGGCAAGCGTATCGCGGTTCCGTTTTTGTTCCACCACGGCAGCGGGTACGGGCGTATTCTTTATCGTAGCGGCCACCGTATCGGGGAGGAAGTACGTCGTATGCGATCCGGGGGTATCGTCCAGCATAAGCTCGAACGTCACGATACGCTCGCCGCCTCCGGCCCACACGTAATCGTTGTACGACAGCCCGGGGTAGTTGCGCGTACTCCACGTAGAAGACTTCGTATCCATCAATTGCTGAGGGTTGAACTGAAACACGTACCCCTTTTCGAGGTTTACCGTATTGAGCGTATCCCTTTTGCGGATAAGATAGCCTCTGTTCTTTGAGGTGCGGAAAAAATAATGACCGTTAGCCGACCCCGTATTCGTATTGAACAACGACCGGAACCGCCTCTGCAAACCTCCTATTGCGTCATTAATTATTGCCATAAATACTGGGTAACACGGCTGGTTAATAAATTTCTCCGTTACGAGTAGCTTTGGTTTCCATCTCGTAGCTGAGGCGGTCGATGATAATATCCGACAGAGCCACGACGTCGGTAACGCCTTCCGGCAGGTTTATCGTTATCTGGAAGTCGGACTTGGCAGCCTTGACCAATGCGCTTATATCCTCCATCGAACGGGCCTTCAATGCCTGCCGGCGCAAGGCGGATATGTCGCTGAGCATTTTGGTCTCCTCCTGACGTTGGCGTAGCCTCTCCATCTCGGTAAGATGCGCCCCATTGTTGTTTTCGTTGACCATGTTGATGTAGTCAGCCGCGGAATCGAAACCGTTGGTGATTCCGGCAAGACCCGCAGCAGCGTTAGCTTTATTCATACCGAAGAACCATGCGAGCATCTTACCGACGTCGGTACGCATGAAGTCTCGCCACGTCTTACCGATACCATAAACCAGATTGTTCCACGCAGTCAACAGCCGGTTTCCCATGATGTCCCAATTAGTCTTGAACTTCTCGAACTTCCTGCCGATCGCGTCGGATACCAGCGTTCCGATACTTTTAACGAATCGCCAGATGCTCTGCATGTACTTGTCCCACTCCTCGGAAAGACCGAGAATATCCTTGATGTAGATTTTGAGAGCCTCGAAACCGAGAAGGATGGCACCTAACGTACCTCCTACGATACCTTTAAGACCTATTTTTCCTACGTTGAGCAGTGCAGCACTGATAGTCTTGATGATCGGCCCCAAACGTTTCAGCATACCGAACGACGCAGCGATCTTAGTCTGCGTTTTCGGTTTCATGAACATGTTCTTGATGTACATCCAGCGGCGCTTTCTCGAACCCTTCTGCAAACCATGCGCCTTGTAACCGCCTCCGATACTGTTTATCGCCGCAGCATACGCCCATGCGGAATTGATCGCCGCCTTAGAGATAAGGAACACCGTTTTAAGCGCCTTGTACGCCAGCAGCAGTTTGAGAGTGGTCTTTATGGGTTCCTGATAGTCTTGGAAAAACTTGACCACCCGAAGCTTCATGAATTCCAGCCATACGATAAGCGAGTTCGTGGATTCCCTGTAATTGTCGAGAATCTTCTTGGAGCCGTCGAGACTTTTGTTTATGACCCTTCCGACCCACATGACGAACTCACCGATCTGTTTGACGAACCATCCGAGAACTCTGCCGACCATGTAACCGGCCCTTTTGATGTACTCCAAAGACTTGGACAGTCCACCGCCGATCTTGTCGAACACACCGACTACGCTTCCGTACAGACTGTCGGGATTTCTCGGATCACCGACGACACTCTGCATGAAGGTCTTCCATATACCGGAAATCTGTGCAGTACCGTCTTTGATCGTGCGGAAGTCGTTCTTGATGAGTGTCTGCAATCCCTTATGCTCCTTCACGAAGTTAAGGATCGCCTGCTGTCGTTGAATAGTGTTAGCCTGATACTTCTCGAAATAGCGCGTAGAGCGCTCCGTAAGAAGTCCCATCTGAACCAGTCCCGACATGTTTCCACGGATACCATTGGCGATAGCTCCGGCGAATTCGTCGAAACTTACGCCCATAGCGTGAGCGCTCTTGTCGAGGAAGTCGAGGTTTTCACTGGCCTTGATGCCGACCGACATAAGATCGTTCATTCCGCGCATCTGTTGTTGCACGGAGAACGACGTCTGTCCTTTGGCGATACGATCCTGTAACTTGGCCATCGTCTGCATCGTATTGAGGTACCCGCCGAAGCGCATCGCATTCGGTTTAAGCGTATCGACGTACTCCGTAGCGGTTTTTTGCAGCGCGTAGTACGCACCCGCCAGTGACAAGGTGACACCGGTAAGTCTGGTGATCTTACTTAGAGTAGCCGTAGATACGGCTACACCGAAATCGTATGAAAACTGCGGGTCTCCACCCCTCAATTTACCGGCCATAGCTACTTGTTTTTGGAGGCGTCGAGTTCTTTATTCAAGACCTCCATCTCCATGTGAAAAAACGTTTCGCGATCCTCGGTATCCATGAGCATGATCTCCGAATACTGTTGACGCAAACGCTTCATAAGAAAGTACACCTGCGACGTTAAACTATAATATTCCTCACTGTTCGGATCGTCTTCGTCGCGAGAAATATCTTTCGGCAAAAAGAGAGTATCCCTTCGTAAAGCCCAAAGGCCGAACATCGGGTACTCTCTATTGACGAACTTAGCGATTCCGATGTTTAACGTCATTCCGAGAAAAAAGAAGACGCCTCCATCGAATAGGGTATCTCTCTTTGCTCGTCACATCCGCACCGGTCGTAATACGCGAACGGAAGCGTAGGAAGGTACTCCGTCAGAGCGGAGCGGATCGCTTTGAGGTCTTTGCCGGAAAGATACTCGTCGTAGAGCTTCATTCCGTAGTACGTGTGGAACTCCGTCGGGAGAACGCTCGTAACGGTACCGTCCTCCACCGATTCGACGCGCAGCAGGCAGTCCTTCGCGATGCAGCGCCAGAAACCGATCGAATCCGAGAATTTCCGTTCGTTTTTTATCGCGTCGCGCAGCAGCGGCGCACGGAACGTCATACGGTTGTATTCGGTTTGCAGAACGTCGGCGTATTCGGGTTTATCCGTTATTTTACCGAGCGACGGAGGGGTGAAACCGGAAACAAGGTCGACCACGATCTCGTCGTAATTCGGGCACTCCTCCATGAACTCCTTCGTCTCGTCGCGGTAATCGATCTTATCGAGATCAATATCCGCGAGAAGACGCTTCCCGCAGTACTTGCAAATAACCTCCTGACGGGGGATGAAACTTTGCCACAACCGGCGGTGAATCTCCACGAGAAGCGTATTTACATCCGCCATCGTGAGATTCTTAACCGCCTCGGGTATCGTAACCGCGTTGTCCTTGACGTATGATCTGCGGGCCTCGGCACCGATCTCGATGTTACCGATTCTCTTGATCGCTACGGCAAGGACATTTCCCTGCCACGTGTAGGGGCGTTCGGGAATCTTGGTCACGAAAACTTTTTCTGCCACACCATTAGTACGAAGTAATTCTACCTCCTTCAATACATCCCCGCCGGAACGAAGTCCGATGGGAAGATCGAAAATCAAACTGTCCATAATCCTGTATAGTGTTAAAAGAACTTGTCGTTACACGCTGGTAGGAACGATCTCCCAGCCGTCGCACATCGCCGTATAGGTGACGGTGAACTTCTCGGAGCTTCCATTGTCGAACGTCGGGTAACGTGCGGCCGTGAACCGGAATCCCTCGAATACCACCGTGAACACCTCCTGTCCGTGGTGCATCTTGACGGCGGTAGCCGGAAGTTTCATTCCGGTTTCGATCATCGTACTGACGAGAGCCTCCATAGCACGGTCGGCGGAATTCCCCTGATACGTTCTGGTGAGCGTCATCTCGTCATAACGGGTAAGCTGGTCGGTAAAGTTGTAGACGTGGTTGCTTCCTGCATCAACCATCTCTACGTTACCGGAAGACTTGCCCATACCCTCCAACGTTTCGAAAAGGCCATTGGAAAGAATCCCCGCTACGGGAAGATTCAGGTACCAGCCATTCGCTACGAAAGCGTCCTGCGGTTTTTGCGGTTTTGCCATAGTTTACTCCTCCTCAATTAACAGGATTCCATCGTTTCTTTGCAGCGACAGCACGACGCTCTCGATACACTCGGTAGGAATCCACATTACCGTAATGTTAACGAGTTTGCGATCCTGACCGGCGGGATTGTTGCTCTTGTCGCAGATCGCCTGATATGCCTTGTCGAAGGCAACGCTGTTTTCGAGGGCACCGGCATCGTACTCTCCCTTGAAATAGGTACGGAGTTCCACCAGAGCCTCCTGCCGGATACTGGGAGTATTCGGTTTCTGCTCCATGAAGCGGAGCTTGTTTTTAAGGACGCGCACGTAATACGACGTCTGCAACCGCGTGTGAATACTCTGGTACAGCGAATTCGTCGAGTACGACCGCGACGTCCCGACGTACCACCCGGTATCCTCGACGTATTGCAGCACGTTGCAGAGGTAGTTCTGAACGAGCCGGTTGATAGTCGCCTGCGTGAAGCTACGGGGCGTAACGTCTACGACGGTAGTAAACAGCGAATCAAGACCGCCCGGCGGAATATGGATGTAATTGCCGCTCGCATACGGCGTGCGCAGATACGCAGCACCGATAACCGCGCCGATGTTGGGGATCGTCACACGATTGCCGTCACTGTCGAGAACCGTTATCCAACCCTCGTAACCGCCGGCCATGAAACTCTTGTCGTTCGAACGCAGCGCGTTGTAGTAGAGTTCGGCCATGCTCTCCGAGAAGTCGACGGGGAACGTGATAACGCCGATCGGACTTTTCTGTTCGTTCAGATAGGCGTTGAACTTCTTTTCGACGTCGAGCGAATGATACTCCGTGTGAGCCATGATCTGAACGTCGGCACCGTCGAAACTGTTGAACTGGTCACCGAAGTAGTCCTCCGTAACGTTACCGTCCGTACCGCCCGTAAGCGTACCCGTAACGAGCGTACCGGTCAACTTGCTGACCGTACCGGAAACATCGACGAGAGCCATGCCCTGCAACAGAATGTTGTTACCGGATACGCTGGCCACGACACCGATCTTCTCATAGGAAGCCGAATACAGCGTGTCACCGGCTTTCGCACCGGTAGGAGCAGCGCTTCCAGTGAGTTGCGTGTCACCCTGTTTTGCCGTGAAAGAACCGACCGAAGTAACCTTGTAGCGTGCGTTACCGGTCTCCTCGGTTCCCTCCATAGCGACCGTAATACACTTGCTGGCCGTATTGACCTGACTTACGATCTCCGCGATGGTACCCGCGATGTACGTCTCCGTAGAACCGTTATAGGAAACGGCGAGCGCGTACTTCTCGTCAGCATACACACCGAACGGATAGAACGTAAGATTGACCTTATTGTTGGCCCATGCACCCGGATCGGGAGTACCCTTGTAACCGGCCTTGCACTGTAACGTGACGGCGGTAGTAGCCGACAGCTCCTTAGACGCTACAACACTGTCCGCCGACACTACGCGAGACAGGTACAGCGTAACGGGAGCCTCACCGGCTTCATCGAACAGATTTTTGACTACCGCCGGCCCAAAGTAGTTCGAATTCTGCCCTCCGAACATCTCGTTGAACTCCTCCATGTTCGATACCTTCGTGGGAACCAGTTTCGGCCCGCGGGTGAACATACCGAGTAATCCGACGTTACGCATCGAGGGGTCTTTGAAAGGAGACGCACCATTCGCTACGCCTTCTTTGATAGAGATACCTACATCTGCCATTGTTATACGAATTAAGTTTGCTCCCTGTTTTATCGTTATAAAATCAACCCGATAAGAATACCGGCGGCCGCACAACCGGCACCGACACCCCATAGGGTACGTTTGTTTCTTCGTTGTTGTTCACGCATGGAATCTTCCAGCGTGTTTATGATCTCCTCAGAGGTCTTACCGTGTTCCTTCCACAGTAAGATGACCGTTTCCTGAGTTTCGATCGTACCGGTAAGAACCTTGTTCAGTGAATCGGAAACGACGAGACGCGCAAGGTAATTCTCGTTCAGGGTTTCCAGCATCCGAACCTTATTCAGTCCTCTATTTATCTTCACCAGCTGCACCGGAGTTATCACTACTACGGTGTCCGTCTGGTTCAGGATCATCTTCCTCGGATAGGTATTCTGACAAAAACTCGATGTTATCGTCGATACCAAAATCCAAAAGCATAGAATCGAGCTTCTCATAGTTCTCCAATATTTTTTTCGCCTGAGTTTTGAGTCTCTTTTTGTCAGCTTCAAGCAGCGAAACGATTCTTTTGGATTCATCGAGAACCACAACGAGCCGATTAACGGAATCTTGGAGTTTATGAATCTTGTCGATGTACTCCTTTACGTTACTCGTCCTTTCGAGCGCCTTGCACTTACTGGCATAATGCACGCAGGTACAAGTAAGGGCTATTATTATGCCGATAAGAAAAAACAAAGCTATGCTCTTAAAGGTTTTCATCTACTGAAATGGTCGTTAATTTTTTCGATAGCCTCGATGATCGATCGCTCGAAACGAGCGTTTACCTCCGGTTTACTCAGTTCGGCCACATCATACTTGTTGTCCTGAAACAGCCACTCGACGAGAACGGCCATGTAACCACTTCCCATAAGAACCGTGAAATTGCTTTCAAAGTCCCTGTCGAGTTTTTGGACGGAGTATTGTCTGAATTTATACCCCGGAAAATCTTCCAAAAGTTGATCAATAATGATGCTCGCGCATTCATCCGACTTCGTTACCCCCTTAGTAGTCCATACAGACCAGCCGCGGGCATTGTTCCACGACGTACCGGAACCCACGGCGTCATTGTGAAGGGATAGGAGAAACTTCTGTTTGTCGGTCTTTACCGAAAGAGCGTTTCGCTGCCTCTTGGACAGACCGATCTCGTACTCGGTAGAATTCGTAAAAAACACTTCGTAACCGAGCGATCTGAGTGCGATCGCAAGATTCCGGCAGCGTTCACGGCTCCACAAATACTCTCTGTGCGAGTTATCGGGACTTCGTTTCCCGGGAACCTCCTTACCGTGCGCAGGATCGAGAACTATACAGATATTCTTCATACGTTAAAAATACCCCTTAATATCGACCAGAGGTCATGGCTTACGAATCCTGAAATGATGAAAACCAGTCCGAGCATTAAAACGATAACCAGTTTCGGGTGCTCCATGAAGAATATAAGGAGGTTGAAAGATTCCGTATTCCTCCGCACCGGACACGTTTCCTCGGCATTGGTTATCGTCTGTAACTGTTTGAGTATGTCATCAAGTTTTCGGTCGGTGCTCTCCAAACGGGAACTCATCTCCGTCTGATGTTCTTCGAGAAGTTGACATCTTTCGTCGAACAATTCGGCCAGAAGGAGAAGTTTCCTGTCGGCCGGATCATTCTTGTCGCAGACGAGTTTCAGTTTGTCGATCATCCGTTCTGAATCACTTTACGAACAACCCACAGATACGAGGAACCTTCATAGAAGCCGGAACCGTACAACGTTGTCCGGGCATAAGCACGACGAGTTTCCCTTCGACACGAAGTTCGACCCGCATACTGCCGGCGTTCATCAAGGTTTTCACCTCAGAAGATTTGGTCTCTACCGTCTTAGCCATAGTCCTTAATTTTTCTCAAAGATAACGAAAATTATTCCGATTTTGCAAGTTGTGACGCAAAAATACGTCACACAATAACCGTAACGGCTTCGGCATTGAGAATAACTTTCTGAATAACCGCAACCTCTCTCGGTTCGACCGCGTACAGCCACACTTGCAAAGTGAATTCGTAGTTCACTTCCTGAACTCCATCGGTGCGCGGTACGTCAGTAATTCTGACGGTGAACGGAACGACGTCACCTACGGAATCCTCGTCATCGATAACGCTCTTGTTGAACAGAAACGACGGTTCCAGCATGAACCGTGTAAATACATCTTTGAGAGCATTTATCTGAAAGTAACTTTTTGCGGCGATGCTGACGTCATAGCGGAAATCCATCCATACCGGTCTTCGATACAGATACGCCGTGAGTTCATCATCATCGGATAATCCACCGGAGTACTCCTTGAACTCGACCCACCATTCGTCTCTGAGCGTAGGGGCGTAATCCTGAATAGCTATACACGGATACACTTGGTTCTCCTGCTCCTCCGTGTAGTCATAAGCGGATTTCCGTGCGTACCGTACCGGTACATCGATAAGTGCACCGGTACCGTGATCTTTGATCTTGATACCGGAGAACAGAGCGAAAAACTGCTCGTTAACCTGTGAAACGGAGCTTAACATTTGTACCCTGAGTTAAGTTTTTTCAGCAGCCACTTTATAGCGCTGTCATACACAAACAACGACGCGAAAAACGAGGTTAACAGACTTTCGAAGGATTCCTCCGTGTACTCGCGAAACACCGCAAAGAACAACGCACCGACAACGCACGTAACGCAGCGTTTCTGCCACGTAGGAACTTTTCGCGTACCGTTGCAATGGTCGATGAACCGTATGACCATATACGAACCGGCTATGACGCAGAACATGTACCCCACGGAGAATACATCCATGAGACGTGCGATAAGCTGATCCATTTACTTCTTCCGTTTCTGTTTCGTATTCCCCTTAGGCATCCCCGTACCGAAAAACTCGTCGTAGGTGCCGTACTTTTTGGCGGCTTTGGCAAGTTCTTCGTTCCACAGCGCTTTGAGCTTACCGAGGAAACCGCCCTTGCGCGGTGTGTCAACGGGAGGCTTGCCGGATAGCGTCGGACGTATCTCTTTCATGATACGGGCGGTCTCGGACTTGGTGTCGGCCTTAGCCTGCGCAATAGGATTCTTGGAGCGGGGTTGAATTAGTTTTTCGGTGCCTCCTTTGACGTTGTACGCTTTGGCGACACCCTGCAAGTTCTGGATGAACTCGCGCATCTCCTGATCCTGTTTAGCCTGCAACCGGTCGAACTCCTCGTCGGACATGGTAGGAGCCTTTCGGCTAATCTCCATTCCGTCGAGATTCGCCTTCTTGTTACCCCCTCTGGAATAGGCACGAACCGTGTAGACTTTTCCTTTGGAGCTTCTACGTTTGTAGGACTTAACGTTTACTGCCATGTTTCTTAAAAAATTGTTCGATGCGCTTTCGCGCAACGGGTTTGAACGCCGCAAATGAATCTCGCCATACGGGGCGGGCCGGAATGTGTTTATCCTTCGTACCGTACTCGTGAACCTTAGCGAGCTGTAAGTTCGTGAGTGGGCTATCAGTACGTGGAGTGTCCTCCACAGATACGAAGGTGCCTTCCCGATAGATGGCGTCGAGCATAACGCCGCTGTTTATAAGAGGAACGCCGCCGTGTTTTTTCTTTCGTGTGGATTCCGCAAGAGTATACTTGAACTTGTTGGTCTCGATATTCCTCTTTACAGTCTCCTTGAACTCCTCAGCGATCTGAGCACCGAGTGCGTCCATGTCCTCCTTAAACTTGTACGTCTTCGGTATCTTCGACTTGGGCGCTTTAAGCAACGTTCGGGGCACCTTCGTAAGTCTACGAGGCACCTTCGACGCAAGTCTTAGAACAGCTCCTATCGCGAAAGGTATCATCTGCGGTCGTAAGGGTAGCGATCGTCGTCCTCCATAACGTAGTCGGCGAACGGCTTGATCGGATTCTCCGGGTCGGTCGTCAGCGGGGGAATACCAGTTCCGAGACCCCATGAAGTCATCTCGGGAAGATGTGTCCGCGGATTAAGTTTGACCTTTCCGGGACGTTTGTCGCACGGTTTCATACTCAACACTCGTTTCTGTAATACGGATCGAGCAATCCGGGTGTCCAGCTCGTAGTACTACGGTCGGGAATGTTCCCTACTTGTTCGTAGGCGGCCAGAACTTCGTTCTCCTCGCGGAAAGGTTTCGCGGGGGTTCGTTCACGAACGATCAACCTCTGGTATTCCGGGTACCTCGGAATGACACTGGTATTTTTCGCTTTGGCCATACTACCAATTTTCGGGGAGCATATCCCGGGCACCGAGAGCCTTAGCCCGTTTGATGATCCAACGTTTGACTATCTCGGGATTCTTGGAACGGCCGTATGCAGATATGGCATTCGCCAAATCCCTCTTGTTCGTAATGGGAAACGAACCGTCAGGAAGCGCCTCCCCCTTCTGAGAAAGTTTTTCACGCGAAGCATCGGAAAACTCCTTAGCCCCACGATATGCAGATACTTTATCCTTTCGATTGTGGCGTCTTACAACTGAAACTTTGTTCCGCCTCTTGCGTCGATGTTCTTTTACGGTAGTCATATCAACCCCCTTTCAAATCATCCTTGACGAATATTTGCAAACCGATGCAGCTTCCGTACTCCTTAAAATCTTCGAGATAGATTATTCTATTGATAACTTGGGTTCTTCCTTCAAAGTGGACTTTCGTCCTGTTCCAATCGAGGTGATAATCACCCAGCTTCGGCACAAGCTGTTTCGGGGAGAGATAGACAACTCCATTTACTTCCTTCGGTAGGCCATACTTCTCACGGGTACGTTCGGGTATTTCTTTTTCGTACAGTGCTCTGAACTCGTAAAATGTCGACTCTCTTACGCTGTCACCGACGAACGATTCTATGGTAAATTCTTCGGTTTGGTCAGGTTTTCGGACAGTCACGATTTCAAGCTGTATCTTATAAGGTGTTGTGAGCAACTTCTTATAAAACATAGCTTGGTACTGTAAAAACTTGGCCTTAGATACAAGCATAGCTCAACTGTATAAACGACTCTTGTGTTTCCGTGCTACGTTGAATTCAACTATGGAACTCTCGATAGAATACCTCTCGAAAGAGGTGACAAAGTGAAGGGGTACGAATCGTAATAGGCACGGAAATCGTATTCTCGAATAAGCTGGATATAACCCGGTATAACATTGTCCTTCCGCAAGGAGTAATCACCGAATTGTTCTTCAAGCAGACCTCTGAGGTACAGCATAAGACGGTACCAGAACGAGTATCTGTCGCCCCATACGTTATCGGAGCCGACACGGTTAAAATCTTCGTAAAAGAATCCTTGCGTAGCGTCCTCCGTAATGGTGAACACTGAACCTATCTGTACGGTGGTTTGTAAGGGGGTACCCGCGGAACCGGAGCCAGTATAATCAGAGCCATCAGTAAACGACTGGCCTATGGAACCTGCGGCATTCTCGTATACGCGCCGTCTGTCGACGAGGTGATACGATACCCAAATGGCTAAATGTTGTTCGGAAGGTCGGATAAGTTTACCCACGGTTTCATCCGTAAGGTCAACATCCTTTATATCGAGAACCTTGAAATAGTACCAAGAGATCATCTTAGCGATCTCCCAGTCGGAGAAAAAGTATCTGCGGAAAAATGTTACATCCTCGTCTGCGTCACGTGCGGCGACCTTGATAAGCGTACTCGTAAGCTCGTCACCCTTGAAATACGGCGTGTAGGCCACTACGATTCCTTCTGCGATAAGCGCGTCCAACAACAGATTGAACGTGTAGTACTCTGTAAAATAGAAGCGCTTCGTGTCGCTACCGTCATTTTTGCGAATTTCCAGATAACCGCCTTTCTCAATGGGTTCAGCATCTCCTGCATCGAGCCGTGTAACGAAAGTCGGGTTAGTAGTCCCGGGGCGAATTTCGTAACTACTGGGAATAGTCTCGGCATCGCCTCCGTTGATAACCACATCGCCGTATATCGGCATCCCCTTTTCGCGTTCGGCATCAGCATACTCCCCGTCCATGTGACGGTTGAATATGTTCTTGGGAATAACCGGAGGAACCACCTCGACGATATACCCCGGTATCGCTTTAAGAGCGAATGCAGGAATTATGAAGCGGTCGAAAGTTAACTCCCGAACCGCTGTCATAATTTCGTTCAAAGTTACCTGTGTCGCAGACATGAATTTTACATTCTGAATGCCTTTTTAGCGGAGGACAAAATGGCCGCCACATCATCGGGCACTTCCGTTTCTTTTCCTTTCGGGAACTTGTACCGATTGCCCGCAACGATGCAATCGACGTTCTCCACACAGTGAATCCGGGTCTTCTTCGTCACCTTGCCGGTAACGGCAGCGGTGGGTTTCGTAACTTCGGGTTCGATCTTTGCTTCCTCAACCTTCGTAACTTCGGGTTCGATCTTTGCTTCCTCAACCTTCGTAA